ATTTGTCATTCTTAATGTATGAGTTATTCCTGAAAATCCAGTACATCCTGTAGATATGACTCCGTCTTGAATTTTTTGGGTAAGACCTGATAAATTTAAATCAAATATAAATCTACTAAATCCTGGTGACGCAATTACCGTGTCTGATGAACCAAAATAAAGTTGTGTGTACGGAGATTTACCAGTATTAACATAACTGTTTGAAAGTATGGTATTGTTTTTACTAAAATATGAACGATGGATTGACATTTACTCTTTTTAGATAAATATCAATTTATACGAATATTTTGATTTAGAACTTTAGTATCAAATAATTTCCATTCGGCCCTCAATCTTGTTTTAGATACAGGAGAGGTTTCTCTTGTTAATTCAAATGGTTGTTCCCTATGATAGAGGTGTTGATGATTTAATAAAAACCTTACAATTAATGATAATAAATCCTTTAATGACTCTCCTCTAACCATAGAATTTGTTGAATTATAATAATTTCCTGACAAAGTCGGTTCATCAATTCCATAAACATCTGAATTTTTTAATTGAATTCTTTCAAATCCTGGAATATTTGAATTGTTAGATATTAAAAATATTTTTTCAGACCCCATTACTGCATAACCAAAATCACCATTTTGAATTACGTTTGGGGTGTATTTCACTTTTTTTGAAACTTTTTTTAATCCATATACATTTTTACTTGATATTAATCCCGAACTAGAATTTTTTTGTGATTTAGGAAATGCCACTAATGATTGTAATGTGCTAATATTTTTTTGTTCAAGGTCAGTACCTGTTAATAATTTACGCTGAAAAGATAATGACGGTCTAAAGAAAAATGGAAATCTAACATCAGTAACATTAACAGTAACTCTCGGAATTAAATAAGTAATGTTAATTAGTCCATCATTTAATCCTGATATCACTTTATTAATTATATCGGCGATTTCTTGTAACGTATCAATATTATTAAATGAGTGTGAAAAATACTCATATACCACATCTTCAATAATTGTTTGTTGTGTAAATTTATCAGTTAAAGTTTTAGTAGATTTTCCTGGTAAATTATATATGTTAATATTACCTGAAAATGGGCCTTCAGTATCTAATCCTAAATATATTTCATACTCAACAAGTTTAACAATCTGTTCAGATACTGTTAAATTTTGAGTAATTGTTTTTTGAGTTCCTACAACAGTTCTACTATCAAAATTAGATAATTGTAAAAAAGACCTTTTAGGGTTTGTTACGGGATACTCATTTGTTTTTAATATTGGTGTTTTTTTTGACCTTAATAAAACTTCATTATCTTTTAAAATAATATCAGACCTTCCTTTAGAATAAATTCCATAGTCTTTTGGTTCGGCAAATACCCCTTTAGTGTTTTCAAAAAAGTATCCATTTGAATTTTTTAATGGTAAACCTGGTTTAACATTAGGTCCTGCAGCCATAATACTTTTTGTCTGATTTGAATTTTCACGAGCCACAGACATTGCAGATGATATCGGACCTTTAATATAAAATTGGTTTTTCCTTCCTGTATTTTCAGACCAATTATAATAAATTAAATGAACATAATCATTATTTTCAGGGACAATATTTAATTGAACGGGAATTAAAGGAATATAAACAAAAGGGTCGATATCTTCGTAAAAAAACTCCTCTAAAATGTCATTACCTTGAGCATTTAAAACTGATTTACCATTTTTTGTAATATCTTTAAGTGAATCAATTACTTGTTGGTAAATTTCAAAATCAGGTTTAACTCTAATACGTTCTAATGAATATTTGTCTTCATTATGAGTAACGGTACCTCCAAATAATATTCTATGTTTTTGTTGGTCATCCCTTCCTTGACTCATATTCTTTTAAAATTTTGTTATACGTTGATTCTATTTTATCAATTTTTTTTGTTAATTCAATAACTAAATGTTTTGTATTATCAAATTCTTTTGATAAAAAATCCATTACTAATACTAAATCTTTATTTGATTTAGTTTTATACTCGACTAATATTTCTTTTATTTTTTCTGACATATTAAAAATATTTACCTGTTACTCTTACATTTCCTGTTGGCTGACCTGTTGGTGAAATTGTTTCAGTAACTATAACACCTTCAATTTTACCATTTTTAGTCCTTTCATTAAAAGATGCGGTAAAGACCGCAATTTTCTCAAGAGTACCTAAATCAGGTTCTCCATTAATACCTGGCCCTGTTTGTATACCAAGTCTCTGCATTTGTAAAATATATTCTACAACTTCTTTTTGAGGTAAAACTCCCGGTAGATATTCAGTTAAATATAAAAATGGTGTTGGTAAAATATATTTTCTAGGAATAGGGGTTAATTTTAATAAATTAAATATTGAATTAATTAATGATTTACAACTTCGATAATCATTAACCAAATTAACCACTCCTCTAATTATTGCTTCAGTGTTGTCTAAAATCGCCTTAATAGCGTTTATTTTCATTTCATTTTTTGTATTAGATAAATCTAATATTATTGCTCTAACCAATCTAATAATATCTTGTTTTAACTGAAGATATAGTGCTTCAACAAATAATGCACCTATCTTTGAAGTTGCACATATTATCATTTTTTTATTTTGTTTAGCGAATTGCATCATTCCTGGGGAATTTGCTTCTATATCATTTACAATATTGTCATCTAAATTTGAAACTGTTGTTGAAAGAGCTTTAGACATAACCACAAAAGGTAAAAGAACTTTTGGTGATAAAATAGACATCATTGCACCTTTAACAAAGTTTTTAATTATTCCTTGGTTCCAAGCGTAATCAAGAGAAATTCCTTGTAATTGCCATCTATCATCATTAGATAAGTTAAAATATATATCTTGAAATATGGAATTAATATTACTTCCGTCCTCATTAACTTCACTTATAGTGTCAAAAACATAATCAACCTCACTGATAGGTAGTTGAACATTATTACAATCAATAAATTCAACATAACCTTGTCTTATGATAGAAATTTCGTTTTCAATTTGTGAAATTTCATTTGGTGTAAATTCAAAAAAGGTATCAGTAACATCATCGTTTTCAGGATATTTTGATATCCCCCCAACGTCTATTTCTTCATTAGAATCAAAACACATTCCTAAAATTCTCTCAAGAATCCTTGTAAATTTTAACCAATCATTATATTTTGAAGGCCCTGTATTTGAGTTAAATTTTGTAATGTTTAAAATTAAATCAACTATTTTATTTACAGCATTATTAAAATCTAACATTTTAATAGTTTTATAATAATCAATAATAAAATCTGTTACTCTATTTGGAGCATTTATTCTTTGATATAAAACAACTTTGAAATAGTTTCCTTGGGTGACTCCGTTAAAAGTTTCAAAAGATATTTTGAATAATTCTTGTCCTGATGAACCGTAATAAACTTGTTGAACTGAAGGTGTTTGAATTAATTCGTATAAAAACCTATTAGTACTTCTTCTTGAAGATAATTGTTCGTATGGTGTTTTTTCATATATTGAAGCCCCAATAGAACTATTAGGGTTTAATTTAAGTTGGTTAAATAAATCAATTTCACTTACTTGAATATATAATTCTTGATTTGTTAAAAAAGTTTGTTCATTAGAACAATTTAATGAACTAAAAACGCATTCTTGTATAATATTCTCAATTAAAGTTGGTAAATTTTGTAATTGGTCTTGTAATAGACCAATAAAAAAATCACTCGTTGGATTAGTATTTGTCTGACTTACTAAATCAATTAATTCCTCAAATGAATTACTTGTTTTTTCTTTAATTTTTCTTGAAATTGTTGCGGAATCTAAATTTATTTGAATTTTGTCCGCTTTTTTTTGTAATCTATCAGTATTGTTTTGTATAAAACCGTCATAATCTTTTTGTACTTGCGTAAAAGTTTTGAGGGCTTTGGCTCTCTCCTTACTTTCTTTAAAACCTTGTCTAATATCTTCGGCCATTACAGATTAAATTTTTCAATATCTGAATTTATATCCTTTGAAATTAAACCTTGTAGGACATCATCATCCATAGATGAAATATCAAAAGTTTCTTCTGAATTACTTCTTTTTTCCCATATACCTGATTGTAGTTTAGATAACGTAAGTTTTTTCTCAACACAATCGTTTATGATTTTTTGTTGTTTTTCAATAACGGGGCCTATTACAGTCATGTCTTCAGGCTCTTTCATCATAGAAATCATTTTATTTTGAATTCTAATTGCAGTAGAGCGTTGCTCGACTAATTCATTATAAATTTCCTGCATCAGAGCTAAAATAGAGTCCTGTGTAAAATTTATTTGTTTTTTTTTTGGTTTTGTCATACTTATAAATATTTTATGACATTTTTTATTCAGGATTAACTTGAAGTAGAGCAGTATATATTTTTTTGAACTTTTTCATTGACGCTCTAATTTCTTTTGTTGACATATTTGTCATCTCTCTGAGCGATAATAAAATGATATTTTTGTTAAATTTATTGTTATCAGTTGCTGGAAAAATAGTCTCATAATTTTCCATAATTTCAACTAATGAAATACCCAATTTCATTTCACTTTCATTTAAATCATCAATTTCAATAGTTTCTTTAATATAGTCAATTAGTATCGGGATTAAATTAACTTCTTCAAGTGGCTCAACATCTAAATAATAAACCATTTCAGGAGAATTTTCTAAATCACCTGAAATATCTTCATAGGAAATTTTTCGGTTTTGTTCTTTTTGGTCTTTTAAAATTTGACCCATTAGATAATTTTTACAAATTGTGCCAAAATATGAATACGCCTTTTTTTCTTTAGAAGGACTAAACTTTTCTATTTTAGTCATTAAAAAAGAGTGAGTATCGGTATGGATTTCAATAAAATCCATATCTTTTCTGTATAATTTATATCTACGAATAATTGAAGAAATCATTTTATCCAAAGGATGTCTCAAGTATTCATTATAAATCTTATTTTTTTCTTCAAAAGTAGAAGCGGTCAGAAACATTCTGACTGCGTTCTCTTCTCTTATATCAAAGTAATTTTCACCGCTAGACTTTTTTTTCGTCGTAACGTTAATTTCTATTGAGCTCGCGCTTAATATCATTAAACGTTTTCAGTAACAAATTTTATGTTTCTGTCTTCACTAAAAAAATATTCTTTTTTAGCTGAAGATACCCAAAACTTAACCTCATCCTCCTCAAGTTTGGTTTCACCATTTTTGTATTCCCAAAAAATAGAACCCTCTCTTAAATTAGTATGTTTGTAACCAATTTTAGGTATAGTCATAATTTTCGCTGAATTGTACGTTAAACGAAGTAACAATTCATAAACAAATGTTAATTTGATGTTTGGTTTAAATCCACCAAAGTCCTCAATTAAAGATTTTTTAAATACCATTCCTGACGTTTGAAAATTTTGATATTGTAATAAAGTTTCATTTGTTAGATATCCCATTTCTTGTGAGAAATTAGCCGCAAATGTTGCTTCGTTTGTAAAACCTTGAAAAGTTAATTTATTATCTACCTCAACTACGATAGGTAGGAATGCGTCAACATCAGAATATGAATCTAAATATTTTTTTACATTTTTAAACCAAATTTTTGAGTATTCGTCATCAACTTCTAAAATACTAACCCATTTAGTTTCAGCCTTTGTAATTCCAAAATTAACTTGGTTTGAAAAATTTGGTTCACCATCGAATTCAAAAGTCGTGACTGTAAGATTTTGAAAATCGTAATTTTCCAAATAATTTGATAAATTTTTATCTTTACCGTGAACTATAATTAAGTTTTTTGGTAAGAAATCTTGAGATAGTACAGACTCGATTGATTTTTTAAAAAAGTCTTCAAAATCTCTCATTACCATATTCTTAATAGGTAATATAACACTTAAATCTAAAATATTTTCCATAATATTAATTTTCAATTAATTGTAGTTTATTTAATTCAGTTTCAAAATTTTCTTTTATAACCTGAAGGTAACCTTCAAACGTTGATAAAATTGTCTTTTCAAATTTTTCTACGTCACTGTATTTTTCCGCAGTTTCAACACCATTTTTGTAAAGGTTTTCAGAAACATTATCCTCTAACCAATTTTGAACAAAATCTGCAACATAGTCTACAAGTTTTATTTCATCTTGTATCCAAATTCCATTTTCTTCACTCAACCAACTTGGGACTAGTTTTGGAACTATACCCATAACCGCGACACCACTTTTCATAGATTCTAATGGGAAGGTACCAAAAGAACTAATTCTATCATTCCATACTGACAACATAGATTCTCTTAACGAACTTGCAAATTCTTCTTGGGATAGACCTCTTAAATCACGGAAAGTAATCCATCTAAACTGTGGATACTTTTGATAGAATGATTTAATAAAATTAATTGAATCTCTTTGTTCTCTAAACACAACCGAAATAATTGGTTTAACAGGTTTTTCAGAAACAACAAAATTCTCATCAATCACTGGCTCAATAACGTCAATAGCACTCATTCTCATTAATTTTGAGACATAATTTTTTTGTTCTTCTGAAGTTGTGATACACTTTGTAAAGTTAAATTGTTGCCAAGTTTGTCCAGGTTGGAGGGTCTCAAAAACATAATCATACGACTGTGACAATACAATTTTAGTACAAGGTAAGTTTGTTAATTGACTCATAACATAACCAAAAATTTCAGGAATAATCATAAAATCTTCAGGAGCTATTTGTAAATTTTGTCCTTCTACTGATTGGTGAGGGATGGAATCGTATTTATTACCTAACCAACTTTGTACTCCAAAGTAATTAGGTTTTTCATGTAAAATAATAACATTATAATCGGCATTTTTAAGAGTTAATGCCATATCATAAATGTATTTGATTGACGCTTTAGCATTCCCTAAAGTATCTTGAGCGAAAAAATAAATTCTTGATTTTTTTTCACTTAAATTTTTAATTGAGTCCTCAATTTTTTTAATTGTTTCTTCCATAATTTAGTATTTTTGAATTATTTTATTATTTAATAAGGTATTAAAGGCTAGTTTAAATGGTATTGATGCAGATGCTTTTTCACCTAAAGTTTCATCAACTTCTTCTGTCTCGCTTAAAATAACTTCTAACATCATTTTAATAATTTCATATTGAACTACCCCTATTTGTTGTTCTGTTGAACCAGATGAGTTTGGTGTGTCTATATTAATAATTGATTGGGCTGACTCTAAATCAATGTAATAATGTTCCCCCAGTATTTTTAACATTCTTTAAATTTGTAATTATTTCGTCTAATTCTTTAATTTTTTCAATTGTTTTAGACGAGTTTATTTTTTCGTTATAAAGGGTTTTATATTTTATAACTTTGTTATTGTAATTAATAAGAATATCAGGGTTAGAAGTAACTATTAAATCAAAATCATTCAGAATTTGATTTTTTGTTATTTCATTATAGAAAATTATTCTTTCAAATTGACAACTAAACTTTGATAAAAAAAATAATGTAGCTGGTTTTGATTTTGAAATCTCATCGGAAATAATTGTAAATTCAATATCATTTCTATGTTTAACATAAATTTCATTTAAATCCGCAAATGTCATCATTTCACTTGATGGTGAGTGTCCAAAAATTTCCATAGGACAATCCTCAAACATAAAGGAAAACATTTCTTCTTTTGAAGGAAATAAAAAATGATTAAATAAATCTAAAGTATCGATTGGCTCAACTATTGAATATTCAAATTTGTTTTCATCTTCTTCAATACCATCTGTTGATTGAATTAAGAATTTATCGTAAACACTTTTAAATTTACTTATGGTATCTCTTAATACACCATTAACCTCAATTCCTATCTTCATATCTTTTTAATATTTCAGTAATCAATGGATTTCTAACAACATCTTCATCTCCAAACTCATGAACTCCAATCTCGGAAATATTTTTAAATTTTTCAATTGCATCCCACAAACCTGAATGTTTTTTATCTTTATATCTGTCAGTTTGTTCTAAATCACCTGAGATAAAAAATTTACTGTCAGTACCAATACGAGTTAATAATAATTTCATTTGTTTTGGAGTGGCATTTTGAGCTTCTTCAAATATTAAAATAGAGTTATCAATATTCATCCCTCTCATGTAGGCTAAAGCAAAAACTTCAATAACCTCCATTTGTTTTAATTTTTCTCTCGCTTCTTTACCTATAATTTTATTTAAAAGATAATATGATGGGAAAATATATGGGTCTAGTTTTTCTTCAACGTTACCAGGCAAAGAACCAAGTTTTTCTTCTGCTTCAACTGCGGGTCTAACTATGATAATCTTTTCGTAAGGTGAAGTATGGTCAGCAATTAAATCAACCGCCGCTTTCATTGCTATAAAACTTTTACCAACACCTGCAGGACCTGAACAAATTGTAATTTGATTTCTAACTAATTTATCGTAATACTCTCGTTGACTTTGAGTTAAGAATTTATCCTTACTCTTTTTAATCATACCACTAATTTGGTCTTTCTTAGACATTTTTGGTTTAGAGTCAGTAGGAATATATTGACTGTCTTTACTAATTGTTTTTTTTCTTGTCATTATTTAATTTGTGTATAACTTTTTTGAGAATAATTGCATTTCACTTATTTGAAATTCCAATTCAGGTATATCGTATTTTATATCAAAGATTGTTGATAACGTTCTATCAACAATAGATTCTGAATCAACTGGATTAATTTCAATATTTAAATTGTATGAATTTGATAACATTTTAACTAAATCATATTTTGACACTTGAGTTGGTGAAATAAAATGTTTAGTTCCTTTCCAAAAATCTTTGTTATCTATAATTTTTTCTACTAATTTAGCCCATTCTAAACAAGTTATACCATTCCAAAAATGATTTAGAAACCCATTAACTTTATTATTTTTTTGACTTTTAACCCACTCAACTAAAGACCTGTGTTGATTAACCTCTTCACCAATAATTGAAGTTCTTATTATTGTACAATTATTTGGTTCACCAATAGCTTTTGACATACCATACACATCATCAACATCATATTTATCGTTTTCGTTATATCTACCTTTTTTACCTGAGTACACACAATCAGTTGTTGGGTGAATCATGTTCCATTCATTTTTTTCACAAATATTTGATAACATTCTTGGAAATACTGAATTAACTAAAATCGCATTTAAATCTCCTAATTGGTCAACTCTAGGTTTAATTGTACCAATACAATTAATTATAACGTCACCTTTATTAACACCACTCTTTATCAATATATCTTCTATTGATTTTTCTGTTTGATGTGAAGCGTCAAGAATATCTCTATTAATTTCACTAACATTAAATTTTTCAGATAAATAACTGTATACATATTTACCTAACATCCCTTTTGAACCTAAAATATAAATTTTCATAATTTTTTTATTTTTTTTATTTTTTTATCTAAAATCTTCTTCCCATATATTCCAATTATCATGTGGTAATCTTATATCGTCACCTAAACTTTCTTCTAATGATGTGGTAGAAAAGAAAATAACTGAAGTATTATCTTCTAAATTTTTAAAACCATTATAGTGATTTGGTGGGATAAATAATACTTTTGGTTGTTTTGAACTTAAAATATATTTTGTAACTTCTTCAGTTTCCATATTAACAATTCCAATAAGCGCAGTACCACTAGATACATAAACATATTTTCCTTCTTTTTTATGACCATGCCATGCTCTTATAAATCCTTGTCTATGATTCTCAACTTGGTAAAATCTTTTTACATTTTCAAAATTGAAATCATTAACAAATCTAACCGAACCTCTATCATCAACAGAGATACCACCATTCATTAATTTTTTTGTGTCCATAATAATTCTTTTTGATTTTTTTTATTTGTTAAAAACGCTCCATTGTGGTAAACTTTATCTTCAGGGTTCTCAATTCTATTTTCTTCAAATAAAGTTACCATTCTTAATACCTCATCCTCAACGGTTGTAATTGGTTTATATTTAAAAACTTTTAAAGATTTTGAATTATCAACACGATAATTTCTAGCATCTTGAAAAGATATTTCAGTGTACGTTACTTTAGTATTAGGTACTATTTTAGCGACACGTTCACCTAGTTCTTTAATTATAACATTTTCTTTTGATAAAACAAAAATTCCTGGGTACTTTTCTTTACACGCCTCTGTAATATATCCTGCTATATCTTTAACGGCAATTATTGGTCTCCATTGTTCACCACCATTAATAGTTATAGTACCTTCTTTTACCGCCTTCATAGTTAATACATTAACAACTAAATCCATTCTAATTCTAGAATATGTGTCACCAAGACCAAATACAGTTCCTAATCTAAAAATTGTCCCATTTTTGTCTAAAATGTGTTTTTCGGCTTTAAGTTTTGTTGATGCATATGATGATAATGGATTTGTTTCACTTAATTCATCTAATATACCATCTTGAGCTCCGTAAACTGAACACGTAGACATAAAAATTAAATGTTTATCGGGTGAAACAATATCACAAAAATTTTTAATAGAATTATAATTAATTTCTTCAGTTAAAAATGGGTCAACACTACAAGCCGGGTCACCAACTAAAGCAGCCATTAAAACTATAATATCAAAATCTTTAGATACTTCATAAAGTTTATCAGTATCTCTAATGTCTCCATAAATAAAAGAAACATCTTTTAAATACCTATTTTCATATAATAAATTATCGTAAATAGTTATATCAAACCCTTCTCTAATAAGATAATCTGATGTTAATCCTCCGATGTAACCGGCACCACCTACTAATAAAACTTTTTCTTTCATTATTTTATAAATTTATTTACTCTTCTTTCATTAGAGCGTCTAATTATTGTTAGCCCCGCTTCTGATACAGGTAATGTTAAAACATCCATATCAGGATAATTTTCTTTTAACCAGTCAATCATTTTATATGAATCACCACAACGTAATTCGCTTAGATATTCTTCTGATATTGGGTCAGTATCGTGTAAAATTATCATACCAAATTCATTAAGTAATCTTAATGACAATTCAAAATCTTTTTTAACCGATTCAAAAGAATGGTCAGCGTCAATAAAAATAACATCGACCTTTTCATTAAAATTATTTAAAAATTCTTGAGTTGTTGATTGATGAAACTCACCAATATTTTTATGTATTCTGATATCTTTAATATCTACACCTATAACTCTAGGAACTATTTGGGCAACACTTGCCATAGTCATACCGTCGTAAATACCTAATTCTAAATAAGTCTGACAGTTAATTGATTTAACTAATTGAATGATTAAATCTGAATGATGGGATTTTCCATATGCGAACATAGACATACTTTTTGTTTTAATTTATTATTGTTTATTTATATTTTTTTATGTTTAAAAAACAGGTATTGTTTCGGCTTTACATCCACCAAACCACCAAATACATTCTGAAAATGTACTAAGACGATTACACACCAACATATCACATTTTGAAGCTATTAACATACTTGCGGCAGAATATTGCATCTGTGTAATGTTATCTGGTTTAGTATAAGTTATTACATTATAATCTTTTAAGTATTCCAAATACTCAGGTAAAACACTATCATTATCTGAAGTGAGAAAAATTGTTTTTACTTTTGGTAAGAATTTATCAATTGCGTTTTTATATGTTTCAAAATTATAATCTCGAATAACTCCATCACGAATACTTGTACAGTATGGTGGGTCAAATTTATGTGTCCACGTTCTTATTTGAATTGTTAGTAACGGATATTCAAAATTTTGCGAAATTCTATCAACCTCAGACAAAACTTCATTTTTCCATTTAATTTTACTAATTCCATTTTGTATCCTGTCATACACTGTATCAGATATAAGTTTTCTATCAAAAAACCAATCAATTGAGTGTGTTGAAAACAAATAAGAAAGTTTTTTATTTGCAATATTTGGGTGGTCACCTAATGATTTTGCGTCATTAATTAAATCTGGTTGTTCACTTTCCTCTGATTTTAAAATAAGGAATCTTGCTGAAACAAATGACTCCCCAAATTCATGTGTACCATGACAAATTAAACTATCATCTAAAATTTCATAATAATTAGCGTCAAAGTGAGCATCAAATCTTGGTAAGATATTAGTTTCCGCAATACTTAAAGCCGTGACAAAAGATTTAATAACATTACATAAACCTGATTTTATTTCTACTGTGAATTTCATATTTATTTTATTTAACAAATTCAGTAATTAAGTCTGTCCATTTTTCACGACAACGTTCTAAAGTATATTCTTTTGAATAATACTCTCGTGGTGAAAAAAGTTGTCGATTGCTGGTAACATATCTTATTGTTTCAGGAAAATCTTCATCATTAGAAACTAATCCCCATGTTTTGTCATCTTGTCTATCTAAATAACACCCCATAGGTCTTGCAACCATCGGTATATCACACGCACCTATCTCAATTCCCGCAAAATGACCTTCTTCATTTCCTGAGGTACAAATACCACACACTGATGAATTTATTAAAAGTCTAACTGTATTTGTGTCAACTCTGTTAAATATTCTTACTCTATTTCTATTATGTTCAGGAATTGCGTCAATAGTTGTATTATCTTTCATTACTAAACAAAAGTTAAAATCTGTCATTGTCTCAATAAGGTTTAAAACTCTATGAAATCCTTTTTTTTCGTAAGATGAATCACCTATGAATATAATTGAATTAGGTAAAACATCAGGATGTCTTTCAGGGATAGGTTTAAAAAAATTAAAGTCAGATGATTGTTCAATTACTCTTACATTTTTTGGATTAATTCTTTCTTTATAAAGATTATACGTTTGTTTAGAAGCAAAAACTACACAAGTACATGAATTTATAACTTCAGTTTGCATTGGATTATCCATAGTATCTTGTATCAGACAAAATGTTGGGACATCGATATTAAGTTTACGAAAATAACTTCCGTTTCTAATTATATAATCGGGACGCTCTCTAATAGATTCTATTTTATTTGCTAATATTGCGTAACTTGTATGTCCGTCGCATTTATCTTGAAGACCTGGAAACCATTCTAATAGGTCATGCCAAAATGTTCTTGTATTTGGGATACACGTAAGTGTATCGTTAACTAACCACCCAATTTTATTATCCATAATTTATTTTATTTTTTATAAATGTTTAACCAATAATCAATCATTTCATCCATCATTGTCTCAAAACTATATTCAGGACTCCATCCTAAAGACCTAATTTTACTTGAATCACCTTTAAGGTATGGTAATTCTTCAGGACGTAAAAACTTATCATTTTGAATGACATAGTCTTTATAATTTAAATTTAATTTACTAAAAACATATTCACACATATCTCTAACTGACCTTGATTCCCCAGTTGCAACAACTAAATCAACTGGTTTATCCTGTTGTAATATTAAATGCATTGCTTTTACATAATCTTTGGAGTGACCCCAATCCCTGTATGAGTCCATATTACCAAGTTCTAATTTATCTGATAACCCTAAACTTATCATCACCGCAGCTTTAACTACTTTATTAGTAACAAAATTAGAACCTCTACGAGGAGATTCATGATTGAATAAAATACCATTGTTGGCATGTAAATTATATGCGTTTCTATAATTTCGAACAATGTTATACCCAAATACTTTACTACACCCATATGGTGAAACTGGATTCATGTGAGTTGTTTCTCTTTGGTATCCATCAGGGTCTACCGAACTTCCAAACATTTCCGAACTACTTGCTTGGTAAAATTTCGCATTAGGACAAATTCTACGATAAGCATCTAAAATATTTAAAACACCTAAAGAATTAACTTGTGATGTAAATTGTGGAATATCGTAACTAATACGTACATGACTTTGAGCCGCTAAATTGTATATCTCATCAGGTTGTATTTCATTTAATAATCGTTCAATGTTGGATTGGTCTAACAAGTCACCATAATATATATTTATTTTGTCTCGTATTTCGTCAAGTCTACTTTGTTGGTGTTCAGGTGTAGAATTTCTTCTTATAATACCATGAACTTCATATCCTAATGATAAAAGATATTCCGCTAGATATGACCCATCTTGGCCACCTACACCGGTTATAAATGCACGTTTAATCATATTTTATTTTTAACTTTTAAAAAAATTCATTTTAGTCAAATCTGGCCAATCCTCATATCTCCATTTTCTAGGATTTGTATTAATAGCATTAGACAATTTATCTAATCCTAATTTGGCGGTCTCAGGAGTCATGTAATAATGGTAACCCATTGTGTCAATATTTTGTTCTCTCCATGGGATGTTGGGTAATCTACCATCATAACTCATTTTTTTTAACTGAATAGCATCTTGTTCGTTGTCCAAAAGAATCATCCCTCCTCTACCTAAACTTAAATGTTTTTGAAATTGAAAACTTAAACACATATATGTGTTTGGTATATAACTGTCTTTTTTCCACAATACCGCTGCGTCAATTATTCTTTTTTCTTCGTAATTTAAAGTGTAATAATCTTCCCATTTTTCATCTCTCCAATCTAATCCAATTCCCAATTTTTTAGACAACATGGGTACGGACAAATAAGTTCTTAATGGGACATTAATTTTAGTAGCATTTGTTAATCTTAAACATAATTCAATACCATGTGTACAACTATCTACAGCAACTGCGTAAGGTGCATTGTAAAATTGTGATATCCTTTTTTCAAATTCTGTCACAATATCCATATTTACTTGTTCCATAAGATTAGTAATTATATCCTAATTTTTTTGCGTTGTAAAGTATTTTTGTACTATCTATTTTTTTAACTAAAACTGCGGGATTTCCTTTATATACCCCCCATTCTTCAGTATCTCCCATTAATAAACTACCTGCGGATAATAGAACACCACGTCTTAATCTTGAGCCGGGTAATACAATAGAATTTGTTCCGATATTAGAAAATTCTTCAATAAGAACAGGTTTAATTATTTGAGTACCTTTTAATTCTTCAGGTATCATCGCACCAAATAATCCACTATCATCAAATCTATCTGAACCACATACAATTCTAGCTCCGGCCATTATGTTATTAAACCCTTTGGCCGTAAAATCTGAGTTTTTACCACCTATAATTGTTACATAAGGACTAATATGTGTATAATCACCAATATGTAATTTTGTTGTACAATAAAATCCTTTATCTATTGCAACATGACTACCTATAACACAATTATTTTTTTCTTTTATTATTATATCTAAATCTAAAACAACATCATCACCTATTTTCATTAGATAAAAGTTTTATCAATGGTTTGACCAAAATACGGCCCTGTTTTATATTCGTATACTATAGTATCATCTTCTAAAATCAAATAATTGTGTCCACCATTGAATGTAAAACTAATGTCTCCTGCGGACAATATTGGTTCCGCAATTATATTATCATCAATGTCATAAAAAATACATTGTACCTTTCCTTTTATAACACACCAGCTTTCTTGAGGTATATAATTTTCATCATGTCTTGGGATTATATTATGTTTGTGAGGTTTAAATGTATGTCCTTTAGATAATTTTAAACTCGCACATTGTAAATAATTTTTATCTACACTTAAATCGGTGCGTTCAGAAATAACATCAGATAATCTTACAACTTGATGAAGAAGTTCACCATTAATTTTAGAATATATTTTTTCCATATTACATTTGTTGTAGTTTATTATATATAATATTTTTTAATTTTTGTTTAAATTCAAAATACCATTCATTTATTTTTGTTATTTCATAATCAGGATTTAATAAAATATTATTATAAACATTAATAATTTCATCCCAATCATTAACAATTGGGATTGGGTTTTCCCCAAAAATGTTTTCAAAATAGTTATTTCCACTATATTTTTTTATAATAGGAATTGACCCTGATTCTAATACTTCACAAATTCTAAACGTATCAAAATTAATGTTACCCATTGGACATGGAACTAATAAAGTTGAGGAATAAATTTCACCCATTTCGGTTGAATTAATTGATGTTGGACAATTCCATCCTTTAGTAATATGAATGAAAACTTTATTAAATTTTGAAATTTGTGTGACTACATTGAATCTATCTTGTTTTAATTGTCCAATAAAACAAAAATTATATTTTTTTTGATTAAATTTAAGATAATTTTGATTTTTATTTTTAATTCCTGATTTATATCCTAAAGGTACTGTTATAACATTTTGTTTATTAATTTTTGGGTCATAATAATTTCTTATTACTACATTAGCATAATCATAATAGTCACAATTATGATTTAATTGTTCATTTGAAATGTGGAATAAATTAAACTTTATACCTTTATTTTTATAATTTTCAAAATAATCTCTAATATCTTTATTTAATTCACGGTCATCTGATGAGTATATTATTAAAGAGTTCTCAATAAAAACGTCTAAATTACCTGAAATTAATTTAACATCAATTTCAAATTCGGATAATAAATCATTTAAAATATAATTATATTCCCACCCTTTTAACGCTTCTTCTAAAGTTGCGGATATTATTCCGATTACGGTTAGTTTTTTTTTCACTATTTTTTATTTTTTATTCATTATTTATTCATCTTTTTCACCTTCTTGTATGTGATAAACTAATGAGTCAAATACTGTAACATGTCTCATCCCATAAGTCGCTTCTAATTTTCTAAAATACCAATCATCCCCACTTTGAACAAACCCATTTAAAGTACCAACTCCATCAGTATAAATGTTACCTTCAGGATACATACCACTCTCAATAAATCGGTTCTTTTCAAATATACATGGCATGTATAAACCACCTGAGTATGCATTATCTTCTCTCATTGACGTGTTAACTTTTTCCCATAGTTCGTAGTCAATTTTTTTAGGACTTTTTCCACAGTCTATACTAATACCATAAGTCCCACTTCTCATTTTACCACTTTCAACTAATCTTGATGTCGGTATATTAATACCATCATGATGTTTTAATAAATTTTCAAGCCATCCATCACTAAACACCATATCTGAATTAACAAAACAAATATTATCATATTCACTAGTTTTACCTGCAAAATTCCAACACCTATAAACTCGATTTAAATAATAATCATTTGGTTTTGGGTCGTTATATATTGTATACGGAATATCTAAAGTTTTTAATTTATCTAAAATTTTTTCTGTTGCATCATTTGCAACAATTCTTACATTAATATCCCACCCATCAACTTTACATTTACTACTTTTTAGTTCATTGTAAATTAATTCGAGATAGTCAATTGACTTAAAAATCAATGAGATTATTTCAATATTTTTTTTCATATGTTTAATTTTTATAAAAAAAGTTAGGATATAATTCTAAAAATTTATCCATAGATTTTGGTTTATCATTTGTTATATCAACAATTTCTTTTTTGGCGTAATCATCAGTACGATTCCATAAATCAATTTGATTTTTCATTTTATACTCAATGTCAGATGGATTACCAACACTATTAATAATTAATGAAGATTCTGCGATATTCTCAACTTTATACCTAACTCTATCAGGCCCTCCCATAAAACTATAATGCCATCCACCATGAAATTTACTATTATAACCACTTCTCCCAGTATTTCTTAATTGTTGGGGTGATTGGAAACTGCCATAATTTGCCATAATAGGGCCATCCCATAAACAGTTTTGTTTACAATTAACGTAATAATAATATAAATTTTGTTTAAATGTTACCCATTGATTATTTTCAATATTACTAACAATTAAGTCGGTATTTGGGATTTCATCTAAATCTGAAACAATTATTTTATCTCCTTCAGATGCATGGTCAACTAAACCTCTCATTATACAATTTCTTTGGTAATTTTCGGGTATCCAAATATTATCAGGAGAATAAGTTGGTAAATCCTCAACTTTAACATGTATTATTTTATGAAGATATTCTTTAAAAATTTCTTTATTTTTCTCAAAAAGAAATTCTTTTGGATTTCCTGTATGTGTTTTGTTGGATTCAACTAATACAAAATAATCTACAACAGGATTTAATTCCATTAATCGTAGATGTAATAATTCTATTTCATTAAAAAATTTAAAACAGTCAAATATTTTTTTAGCCATTATTTATCGAGTATTTATTTTCAAGTTTAGTCACATAATTGAATAAGTAATTATTTTTATTCCACATTTCCCAAAATTTATTATCCATGTTTACTCTATTTGTTACTGTTGCATTTTTATCATTTCCGTAATGCCATAAATGAAGAGCAACAAAATCATCAATAAACCTGACATTTAATTTAAGACGAATTCTATGTATAAATTCATCATCATCAAACGCTACTCCAGTTGCGAATCTTTCGTCAAATCCTCCTAATTCTTTTAAATCTTTTTTAGTTATTGCGGTACAAAAATGATAAGATTTTGGTCGATATAATGAATGATTATACCATCCTTCATCACCATCATTAACTACTGATATTTTTTTATATGTTGAGGGGTTAATAAATGATTTAAAATCATTAAGTTGTAACACTGCCGATGTTTGAATTTCACTTAAAGAATAACAAGCAAATGATAAATAATCATTATCAATTAAATTTTCGTTTACAAAATTTAAAATATCATCTGAATGTAAACATTCAGGATTTTGTATAATAATTTTATCACCTGATACATGGTTAAATCCAACGTTAAAAGGAACACATGGATTTACATACCATTTATCTTTTTTTTCTAATCTAACAATTTTTAAAAAAGGAAATTTGTCTACCAAATCTTCTAATCTCTCATCTTCGTGACTACAGTCATCGACAGCGATAACTTCAAAATCAGTAAAACTACTTTTTTTAAAACTTTCTAATGTTTTAATAAATATTTTTTTTCGATTGTGATATGCGGTAACAATAGAAATCATAATTTTTCTTTTAATATTTCAATAATTTTGTCTGATGTTTTACCATCTCCTAACCAATCTGTGTTTGAGTTATAATTTGACAGATAATTAAATGACTCAATCCACGAAACATCTAATTCATTTACATTAATCATATATGAACATCCGGATTCAACCGATTCAGGTCTTTCAGTGAAATCTCTTGGGACAATAACTGGAGTATTAAATAAACAAGGTTCTTCTTGAGCTGTACCTGAATCTGAAATTATAAACTTAGAATGGTACATTTCATTTATATAATTTTTAAAAGATAATAAATCAATTACTTTAATATTTTCTAAATCTAAATTAAATTCGGATATTTTATCAATAGTTCTTTTAAATGATAACATTTCAACAGGTATCCCAAATCTTTGGGAACAAATATTAGCATAGTTTAATATGTTTTTTAAACGTTCCTTACTATTAAAATTTTCAGGTCTATGAATATCTAAAATTATTTTATTATTTTTTTTAGATTTATTTAATTCTATTTTATTTGCAACCTCTTTAATTGTATTTCCTACAACATAAATTGATTTTGGATTAATTGATTCTCTAATCAATTTTTCTTTGTAATTATCATGATAAACAAACAAAAGGTCGCTACAATGGTCACAAACAATTCTATTAATTTCTTCAAGCATTCTTTTATCACCAGACCTCATACCTGCCTCAATGTGGGCGATTTTATACCCCTCTTTTTTAAGAGGTACCGATGCTAAAGCCGAATTTGAATCACCTAAAAAAATTATTAAATCAGGATTTATATTTTCATTACGAATTAAGTCAATAATTTTAACAGATAAATCAGCTTGTTGATGAAAATGTTCTTTTCCTTTTGAGCCGATTTCTAAATTAAAATCAGGTTTACGTATTGATAACTCATCAAAAAATACATCGGATAACATTTTATCATAATGTTGTCCTGTATGTATTAATATATGATTAAAATTGTTATCTAATTTTTTAAAAATTTCAGACATTCTTATAAAATCGGGTCTAATACCGGTGATAGTTATAATTGTTTTTTTCATTTGTTTAATAATTCTATATATTTCTTTTTAATAAATTTTGAAACTTCAGAAGATTTAAATTTTTCTAAATCATCGGGTACATTATATAATTTTTTATTAATAATATTACCATAATTGTCTACATTATAAATCCAACCTGATTTACCACACATCCAACCTTCAATGGTAGTTCTACCTAATAAAATACCTGCAGTTTCTGTACATTTGTGAATATATTTATCAACTTCTAACGTTGGTGGGAAATGTTTAACATGTGAATTTTTTAATAAATTGGTTAAATATGTGTCTTTATTTTCACCGACTAACCAAAGTTCTTTATTTTCTTCTTTTGATAACGTTACTAAATCATATATTGTATTTTTCCTCAGGTAATCGATAGAACCAACAAACAAAATATAATTTTCAGACTTTAAATTTTTATTATAAAATTTAGTTTCATCAATTGGATTGTAAGTTATGTCTACAATATCTTCCGAAATATTAAAATTAGTAATAATATGTTTTTTAATTTCAGGACGTATTGCAATGTATTTTTTAATACTATTGTGAATTACAGGATTTTCAAGTTCAATTACTTCAGAATGAATTGTACAAATTTTATCAATCGTTGGATATAACATATTCATAATATCAACAATTGGTTTATGTTGACAATGAATGATATCAAAATGAGGGGTATCTACTTGATAAAATTTGTTTGGAACTGAAGGTTCAGGGCCTCTTTCAGTCATTGTTACCCATTTACCATCTCCCATTTTAAAACCTGGTGTATCTTTAATGTTTTTAACTTTAATACCTAATTTAGTTGCCATTAAAACCAAAGGCCCATTTGTTTCAGACGCAACCACAGTCACATCACAATTCTGTTTTACTAAATTTTTTGCCAATTCAAAAACATACATTTCAGAACCTGTAAATTTTTGGAAAAACAAACAACTAATTAAAACTTTTAATTTATTATTTTCGGTAAATTTTATTTTTTTAGGTAAGTATTCTGAGTATTTTTCAACAAAAAGTTTTCTATTATCTTCCCATTTTTGATTGGTCATACCTATTGATTTGTGAGTAATACGAATATTAGTTAACACACCAATTTTTACCCCTTCAATATTGTTTTTAAAACAAAAATTCACATCATACATGTGAAAACCATCAACGGTTTCATCAAACTTAGATTTAATTTTTTGTTTATTTAATGCTATAAAAACACCATCAACAACCACAACTTCTCTTATATCATTACCTAATGAATCAGAATATTTTGATTCCCATTTTTTACCTTCAGATTCATGATTGACTATCCCAAACATTTTTGTACGGTCTTCCCACCACATTCCACTTTTAGGCATTTCAGTTGTGCCTGCCATACCTAAAATTCCAAAATCATCATTTCTTTCAAATTGTTTAACTAATTTTGAAGCCCAATTTGACGTGTCAAAATAAATATCGTCATGACATAATACAACAATATCAAAAATTGATTCTGAAATTATTTCATTATAAACTTCTGAAAGATTTTTTTCACCGTTATTAACTTTCTCAATAATTTGTACCTTTGGATGACCTGAAGATTTTTTTAGATACTCTTGAAATTGAGGATTAGAATTTCTTGTACTATATCCAATTGTTATCATATTCCTGTACTCCCAAAACCTTTACTACCTCTATCTTTATTTTCTATTTTATCTACTTTTTTTAAATTAACCCATCTACCAGTAATACATCTTGCAACTACCGCTTGAGCGACTTTCATACCTTTTGTTATTACAAATTCATGGTTGTTTGTATTAAAAATAATGACTTTAATTTCACCAGTATAACCTTCATCTACAGTTCCTGGGGAGTTTAAAACCATTAACCCTTGATTGATTGCTAAACCACTTTTTGACCTAACTTGTATCTCAAAGTCTTGGGGTAAATCAACTGAAATACCTGTCGGAACTAAAGCTCTACCAAACGCAGGTATTTTAACTTCTTCATTGGCATATAAATCAAACCCACTATCTGATTCGTATGCGTAATTTAATTCTTTTTCATTTGTTGAAACAAAATTTATTGTAATTTTCCCATCTCCAATAAATTGATTTGCATCCTCAAATTCATTAATATCAAACCCTAATTCATCATTTAATTCTTGTTCTTGTAATTGGCTAAAGTCATCAACCAATTTTTTTAATTCTTCTAATTCTCTTGCAAAATCAAATTTTTCACTCATAAGTTTGTTAATTTTATTAAAACTTTTATTAATACCTCAACATCTTTTTCACAATATTCTTGAATTTCTTGGTATTTGTTTTCATTCCAAAATGCGTTATGAACTTTATTTCCTGTTACTTCCATATTTTTAGAAGTTCCAATACCAAGTGAAACACACATTAATTCTAATGAACTTATCGCTCCAAATTGTCCATATTGCCAAATTTCTTTTGTATCAATTGCTTTAATCTCCCACGGTTTAGTGTCATAAGATGGAAGTATTGATGATGGTAAAATACCATTAACTAACATTCTTTTTGCCAATACAGGGATATCAAAGTTTTTAAGATTATGTCCACAAAGGATAAAACCTAACTTATCAACTCGATTTAATAATGTGTTAACATCTGTAAGTAACGCTTTTTCATCTGAGTTAAAAAAACTTTGTTTTTTAATATCACCTTTAGGGTCAAGAAATCCTACTGAAACACAAACAATCTTTGAAAACTCAGGAACTAAAGCCGCTCGATTAACAAAGATTTCGTCAATACTTTTTTCAGCGTCTTCAGGAAACCTTTTTTGAAACCAATCTAAGTAATTAACAAACTGGAAATGAAGTTCAGGATAATCCTTTTTAAAATTTTCATAATTACTTGAAACCCCTACAGTTTCAATGTCAATAAATAAGATTTTGTGTAATGGGTGCTTTATCATACGATTGATTTATAAAATTCTGCTCTTGTTTTTGTTACCACATCTAAACTATAATGTTTAGAAACATGTTCATATAGTCTTTCACCCATATCAATTCTCATGTTTGGGTTTTGAACTAATTTTTTAATGTATTTTGCCCAATCACTATGATTTCTTACGTCATCAACTAAAAGAGCGTTTCCATCTGTAAACTCACCATTCTTTAATGAATGTTTTAAATCAATAGTATAAGGCCCATAGTTAGTCGCAATTAACGCTTTCTTATAAAAACCTGCCTCAATAACTTTAAGTTGTGATTTTACTTTGTTAAACATATGTTGTTTAATCGGTGCCAAAGATATATCAAATTTAGAGTAATTACGAGCGTAAGATGTTACAGGTTTTGTCCAAACTCTTCTATATGGTTGGTTTTGTTCATTTTCATAAGGTGTCTGAACAAATAACTCCAAGTGTTTTTTATACTCAGGTGTAACTATTGAATAGTTATTTGTAAAAATCTTTTCGTAATCATACCATACGGTTTCGTGTGGTTTAATTGGTCTTCTTGTTTGTTCACCTGTTGCCTGATTAATCTCAGTCATCATACCACGTGTATCAAAACCACAAACAACAAACTGTAAATTTTTCTGAATATCAGAAAGTTTAGATACCATACCATCAAGTAACATCAAATCGTGTAAATGTGATGAACCACCTAACCACCCAACTCTTACCAAGTCAGATTCTTCAGTCGGCTCATTAAATTGAGCCTCTTTATGGTCAATCGCATTAGGGAAAATTACAACATTTTTATTATGTTTTTTTATTTCATCCGCAAATAACTCAGTAGTAGTTGTTACATATTTAGCAACTTTTAAATTTGCAACAATTTTTTCGTGTATTTTTTCTTGAACAATCAACTGATGAAGAGGATGTTCTTTTCCTGGTAACCAGTAATCATCTAAATCACATACAGTAATAATACCCATTGAATTTAAAATTGGTACTATTTGTACAGACTTATCCATATCTTGACCAAGAGAACGATGATAATGAATTATTTGGTAATCTTTAAAATAATTTATATTAGTTAAATCAGGATTAAATTCAATGTCGACATGAAAATCCTCCCCATATTTTGATTGTAAGTGAGTGTGTGGTGTGATTGACCTAAATCTCCCAACTCCAGTAGTGTCAGAAGGTATAACTAAAACTTTAATTTTTTCTTTCATAATGAAAAAGATAAATGAAAGAATGTTATAATTCAACTATAACAAAAAAAAAGTCCCCACAAGGAGGACTGAATTTTTAATGTTTATAATTTTATTGAACTTTTTTAACTTTTGAAATTTTACCTTCAAAGATATGTTTACCAACTTTAATTGTCATTAATTCATTAGATTTTTGAGTTGACTCAACCATTAATCCATTCTCACTTAATACTTCTTCAACAGTTTCCCTAACAATTTTCTTTATATCTGATGCGGATAAATTAAATGATGTATTTTGTTGTCTTGGTTGTTGTTGAGTTGACTCTGAAACAGGTTGTTTATTTCCCATTAACCTTGCCGCCTTTTCAATAATATCATCTGAGATTGTTGCCTGATATTGTTGTGGTTGGTCTATTGGGTGTTCCATCATTAATCTTTTGATTGCGTCAGGTAGTTTAGAATTTTTTATTCTATCTTCTGTCATAACTTTTGGTGCGACTGACTTTGGTTGTTCTTTTTGTAAAAATTCTTGTGGTATATTATATGTTGCAGGTATAGGTGATTCATCATATTCTCTAACTAATTGTTGAGTTGTTGATGACCTTTTAGATGGATTCCCTTTGTCCATTTCGTCGTGTCTATTCATAATTTCTTTAGACAACATTAGTTTTTGCATTAAATCATTCATTTTCTAATTCAAATTTTGTACATACTTTTAATCCGACCATTCCTTTATCTTCAGGATTATAACTTGGTCTTATTATATCAAATTTTTCACGTGGGTCATACGAGAAGCTTCCAATCCTATCAACCCTAAATAATCTCCAACCTGGTAATGGTTGGTCACCTATGGTTGCGGTGTGTGACGCCCCTTCTCTCTCCCACGCTCTTATTACTTTGTTACCTCTTTTTGATGTTCCGTAACAAAAAGGTTCAATAACACGAAGTCCTTTACCTCCATTATCTTCCCCGTCATAGTAAATTGTTGCAACATGCCTATTCTTAATTGCATTAGTAATTTCTTCACTACTTGCTTCAAAAATAAGTTGTTTTATGACGTTGTAAAGCTTCATTCTGTCGAAGGTGAGTTATAAGGTTTTTTTGAACTATATTTGTTTAGTTTGATGTTATCAACTTTAGTAACTTGGTCAGTTGATGTACCTCCATTAAATATGTCTAAGAATACTCCTGTTCCTCTTCCTTTACCATCTCCATCAGAGATTGCGTCAGGATTAGTTACCCCATATTCATTTGCGTTTGATTTGTAATCATTTCTTGTAACCAAATCTTTTCTAACTTTTTCAGCAATTGCACTTAAAGCGTTATCTGGTTGGTTTAAATCTATTGGGACTTTTGATGCCATAATTTTATAATTTTTTCATTATTTCGTTTATTCTTTTAAGGTTATCTACAACTTCTTTATTATAGTTCTCGTAAATAGAGTGATGACTTTTAGACGGTCTATTTAAATCTCTAACATTATCTTTTCTATGTGTTGATAAATATTGGTTTTGCATTCCCGAATCAGAGGCATCTCTCTTTTGTCTATCAATACTCCCTCTATCGGAACCTAAATTTTGTGTTATAAATGATTTTAAAGTACTTAAATTTTTATCACCAAATTTACCATTATCAATATCATGAAGTATTTTTTTCATATTTTGATATGTTAGATAACCATTTGTAAAAATATTATGTATAGTTTTTTCGTCTTTAAAATTTTCTAAAGACGTTAATACGTTGTGTGGAACTTCGTATTGATTTCCATACATTTCACTATTCATTTCTTCAATATTTTAACCAAGTCATTTATTTCAATACCTTCTTTGTCTGCTAATTTTTTAATATTTTCTAAATTTTTTGTAAGAACTTTACTTAAACCATTTTTTTTAGCCATTTCCTTATCACCTGATTTTTTCTTAAGAACAATATCCTCAACCATTTTTTTCATCATAGCTTTCTTTTCTTCTTCCAAATTTTCTTTTTCAGAAATGGTCATTCTATCAATAAAACCTTTTTGTTTTTTAATTTTTTTGGGAACTCTTTCTAATTTTTTTCTATGTTTTTTAGCATCAGGTTCTTTACCTTGTTGTCTTGTTCTTTCAGCCGCCTCATCTTTATCTAAACCTAATTCTTTAACAAATGTTTTAAATGTCTCAGGGCCGTTTTTGTCTTTTGTTTCTTCATAACCAAATGCGTCAGAAAAATCAGTTTCATTAATTACCTCGTCAGTTTCTTCCTCACCTTCACCCCAATAAACACGATATCCACGAGTAATAGGATTGTTTGTTTGTCTTGTTGCAACAACCTCTTGGTCCATTGTACTTTTTGGTGAAAGATATGGGTTATAAATTGGAATTTTTGAACTCAAAAAAGACCCATCATAATCAACTAATTCTTCTAACTCATCTTTTTTCTTATTTAAAGTTTTTTTAACGTCAGAATTATTTTTTAATTTTTTTTCTTTTTGAATTTTTGAAATTGTTTTTTCAATTTCTTTTTTATCTTTTTTCTTAAATTTTACAACCTCATCTTTTTTTCTAGCTTCAGTTAAAGTATTGCTGACACTAAAATAAACGGAAATAGTATCTTTACCCTCTTTAATATAGAAGTAATAAGGTGATGAAAAATATTCTTTATTAAATTCCATTTGGCTTTTTACATATAAATACTTTGATTTAACTATTTATCAATAGAATGGCTCAACAGAATATAAATCAGTTCAATTTTAAAAAGTGGTATGTTAAACCTGTCCCAAAAATTTTTGACATTTGCTTAGCATCAGATGAAAAAGATTATAACGAAGAAGTTGTATTTTCAACTAATCTTATTGGTTATAATGATGGTAATAGATTACCTATTTATTTTGATTTAAACAATCCTTTATCATCACAAGAATTAACAATTAATTATGGTGATTTTTTATCAGGTAACACTTTAGTTTCATTAAATTACTACAATCCACTAAATGAAGATTTAAATTGTTTAACGGCTTCTACATTATGTGATATTGGGTTAACAGGTATCGATAATGGTTTAGTTCCACAGATGACTGGTGAAACAATTAATTATACAATGGGATTATTTACCGGGTCGAGTAAGTGGGATAGATATCATTTTGATAGAAGAACAAAATTATTTCAAGTTACAGGTTATACAAATCCTCCAAACGAAAGATTTTCAGGAAACACAAAACAAACTCTGTATAATATGGTTTCAGAATCAGGTTATACTATAACATATTACAATCAATTATATGGTGGTTTTTACCAAGGATTCTTTAGTTTGTTTGGGTATGATTACGAAACATTCCCAAATAGAACAAACGAAGGGTGGACTGTTGAGATGTTGATTAGACCAAGGTATGTTGATGAATTTTATCCAACAAATACTCAAACAACTTTAAACTTAACATATCCTGAAAATGAAAACACTTTTTTCTATTTTGGAGCAAGAGCTGAAAATAAATTTTATCATCATGCGTCAGGTTCACCTGTTTCAGATAGTGGGTATACAAGAGTTACAAGTGTTTTAAGTGGATGTTTAGAAACTTGTGCTTGTTCAAACACAGGAGTGACCAATTCAAGATGTATTGAAGTATATGAACCTTTAGTTTATAAAGCTCAACATAATACCGATTGTAACTGTGGATGTAACGCAACCACACAAGTTCCAAATAGTGATAAAGACCCACTATACGACTCAATGTCAAACTCGTTTTCATTGAGATTGTCAGGTGACCCTAAAAATCCAAAAGTTTGTGTTAAAGTATTAACATTTACAGGAGGTTGTATTACAACAGGTACTTGTCCAACAACAGGAATTACATATCAAACAGGTTATACTATCACAGAATATTGTTCATCAAATCAAATTTTTGATTACTGTGAAGATTTAAATTCTGATTATACAACAAAAGAACATTGGATTTTAGTTGATTGTGTGTGGGAAAGAAGTACTTATTTTGATACTTGTGATTTATATTACAGAGGAGGGTTAGGATTAATTAGTGACACAGAATATGTTGATAGTTTATCTAATAATACGGTATTATTAATTGAACCACCAATAACACGTACAGGGTCAACACCTGCTGAACAAGTAGAAATAGTTAATCTAAATGAAAGATGGTTAATTGAAAGAGAAGATAGATTGGGTGTTTTAAAAATTTATATTAATGGAAGATTATTCTATGTAATTAATGGATTTGAAGAAGTTATTCCAAGAGCATTAAATACAGAAAAAGAAAAACAATTAGGTGTACCATTTAATATTTCATGGGGTGGTGGGACACAAGGTTTAAGAGAAAGTTTAACTTTTACAGGATGTCCAACAACCTTAACAGGGTTGACATACATGCAAGACCCTGAGGTTATGCCAAATCAAACATTGTCAGGAACTTCATTATCAGGTTTAACAACCAATATACTATTAGAACCAACATTTGGTGGTACATTTGACGGGGCAATTTCTCAATTTAGAATGTACACGGAACCATTGAGTTATCCTGAGGTAATACATAATTTTGACATTTTAAAAAGTCCGTTTTTACTTTTTGATTATGGATGTCCTGACTGTTCAGACGGATTGATTAACGATATTTGTTTATTAGTTTCAGGTAATAATCTTACTGTTACCTCAACTACTTTTGCCGATAGAACATTTAATTTATATTATGAAGTTTCAGAATCAAATCCAAGATATTTGATTACATCAGGTCAGACATTTCCATTTACAGTTAACAATACTACAATACCTAATTGTTGTTATAATAACTTTTATTTACATTTAATTGAGGATGACCAAACTTTAATATTAACTTGTTTTGACCCAAGTAGACCAACACCAACACCGACACCTACCATTACACCAACACCATCAGTTACTCCGACTATCACACCAACACCATCGGTTACTCCAACAATTTATGCATCACCAACACCAACAACAACACCTACACCAACAAATACTGAAACACCAACACCTACACCAACAAATACTCCTACCGTAACCCAAACCCCTACTAATACAGCAACTGTGACTCAGACACCAACTAATACTGTAACACCAAGTCAAACCGCAACAAATACACCAACCGTTACACAAACCCCAACAATAACATCAACCCCAACTAACACACCAACAGTCACCAAAACACCAACGGTAACTCCTACAACTAGTTTAACTCCATCATCAACACCGGCAGAACCTTTAAAAATGTACGTGATTGGTAATGAAAAAAATAGTGACTGTTCATCATCAAGTATGGTGGTTCAATATAGGAATATAAATGGTAATTATGTTAGTCAAACGTTAGGTTCACTTAGTGATATTGGTTATATGACAGTTATATCTTACGCGAGTTACCCACCAAGATGGATATCAGGTCCATCATCACCTGATGGGTTTGACTTAATTGATTTAGGAACTTATACATCAACAAGTTGTTATAATTTCCAAGCGACAACATATTGTCATACAACCCCACCAACTTTAACTTTAAATTATGTAGATTGTAATGGTGTGAGTCAAACTATAGACTATGCAGGTGAAAGTGTTTATACATTCTCAGCTAGAACATTCACCGCAGAAAACAAAATACAAATTCAAAAACAACCTTAAATTTAATTTGACTTATAATATTTGATTGGTTAATCTTACCACACAAGGTAAATTCCGACCTTAATTTCGGAAGCAAATACACCATTTTAAATTTTATGATATCAAACGAAGAAATTGAACAGTTCCTTCAAGGGAACGATGACGAAAAATATATCGTCAGTGTAGAATACGATTACGTCAAAGATTGTGTTTGGAAAATTTTAGAACACCCAATTCACGGAAAACAAATTAAAAAAGATACTTTCATCCCATTTGCTTGGGTAGGTGACTTACGTGGATTAAACTTCTATAAATCCTCAAAGGCATTACAAAAAGAGGCGATGACAAAACATAAAATTGTCATTGAAAAATTAAGAACTGATGGTAACGAAAGATTAGAGAAAGGTTTAACTTTTATGGTTAAATCATTGAACGGTTATCGTTCACTTATTCAGTTTTTTAGAGATGGTGGTGTTGACCCGTGGGGTGAGACTACAAAAGGTTTAGTTTTAATATTACCTCCAGTTGAACAATTTTTGGTTACAAAAGAAAAACGTTTATTCAAAGGATTTGATGATTACAATAGTATCACAAGATTTGTATTTGACTTAGAGACAACCGCATTAGAACCAAAGGATGGTCGTATCTTTATGATAGGAATGAAAACCAATAAAGGTTTTAGTCAAGTAATTGAATGTTCAACTGAAGAACAAGAAAGAGAAGGTATTATCAAATTCTTTGATACTATAGATGAACTTAAACCAAGTATTATTGCGTCTTACAACGGGTTTAACTTTGACTGGTTTTGGATATTTGAAAGAGCCAAAGCTTTAAAATTAGATATTAAGAAAATTGCTAAGACATTAAATCCAATCAACCCAATCAAACAATCTGAAAGTATGTTGAAGTTGGCAAATGAGGTTGAGAGATTCAATCAGACATCTATGTGGGGTTATAATGTGGTGGATACGTTACACGCAGTTAGAAGAGCTCAAGCAATCAATTCATCCATCAAATCTGCAGGTTTGAAGTATATTACTCAATACATTAAGGCGGAAGCACCTGACCGTGTTTATATTGACCACACAGATATCGGGCCGTTCTACGCAAAGAAAGAAGAGTTTTGGTTAAACATTCAAAACGGAAAATATAAGAAAGTAGGTGTTGACCCAAAGATTGATGACGCTTGTTCTAAACATTCAAATGTTTATATTAAAACAACAGGTGATGATTTGGTTGAACGATATCTTGACGATGACTTGGAGGAAACTCTAACAGTTGATGAAGAATTCAATCAGGGGTCATTCCTACTTGCTTCGTTGGTTCCAACAACATATGAAAGAGTTTCAACGATGGGAACCGCAACATTATGGGAAATCCAAATGAGAGCATGGTCATATAAGAACATGTTGGCAATTCCTAAAAAGAATGAAAAGACAGAATTTGTTGGTGGATTATCACGATTACTTAAAGTAGGATATTCAACAGATGTATTGAAACTTGACTTTTCGTCACTTTATCCTTCAATACAACTTGTCCACGATGTATTCCCAACTTGTGATATTACAGGGGCAATGAAAGGAATGTTAAATTACTTCCGCAATACTCGTATCAAGTATAAAAACTTAGCAAAAGAATATCAGGATATAGATAAAAAACAAGCAACATCTTACGACAGAAAACAATTACCAATTAAGATTTTCATCAACTCAATGTTCGGGGCGTTATCCGCCCCACAAGTGTATCATTGGGGTGACATGTATATGGGTGAACAGATTACCTGTACAGGAAGACAATATCTTCGTCAGATGTTACGTTTCTTTATGAAGAGAGGTTACACCCCACTTGTATGTGATACGGATGGTATGAACTTCTCATTACCTGAAGGTGGTGTGGATGATAGAAGATACATCGGTAAGGGTAAGAATTGGTTAGTTAAAGAAGGTAAGGAATACAAAGGTTACGATGCGGATGTTGCAGAGTTTAATGACACCTTTATGAAAGGTGCAATGGGTCTTGATTGTGATGGAACTTGGAAATCTTGTATGAATATTGCTCGTAAGAACTACGCAACAATGGAACATAATGGTAAGATTAAACTTACAGGTAACTCAATCAAGAGTAAGAAACTACCACTTTACATTGAGGACTTTTTGGATAACGGTATTAAGATGTTGTTAGAAGGTAATGGACAGGCATTTGTTGAGTGGTATTATGAATATTTGGAAGTAATCTTTAACCAACAAATTCCTTTAATGAAGATTGCTCAAAGAGCAAAAGTGAAACTATCTATTGACGATTATAAGAAACGTTCAAGCCAAAAAACAAAAGCGGGTAATATGATGTCAATGATGGCACATATGGAATTGGCAATTAGAGATGGTATCGCGGTTAGTTTAGGTGATGTAATATTCTATGTAAATAATGGAATTAAAGCTTCACACGGGGATGTTCAGAAGGTAAATGAAAAAATGAGTAAGAAAGAAAAAGAACAGTATAGTTTATTTCATGGTAAAGAACCTGTGTTAGGTTCACACGTCCAACTTAATTGTTATCGTATTGACCCCTCAGATTTAGAGAATAACCCTACTATGACAGGTGAATATAATGTTGCGAGAGCAATTGTTACCTTTAACAAAAGAATTGAACCTTTGTTAATTGTGTTTAATGAAGAAGTTAGAAATAATCTAATTGTTACCGACCCTAAAGACAGAGGTTTGTTTACCAAAGAACAATGTAGATTAACAAATGGTATTCCTTTTGAATCTGGTGACCAAGATAGTATTGAAGATTTGTTAACTATTACAGACCAAGAAATGGTATATTGGGGCAAACGAGGAATTGACCCTGAATATATTTACAATTTAGCTGAAGAAGGGTGGGAGGAAATGGTATAATGAAAAAAGGAATATGTTAAAAATACATATTCCTTTTTTTTATGATTGTTTTAACCCGTCTGACGAAACTATAAACCACGAACCAAATGCGTAATATAGTTCAACACAAGCACCTTTTTCAATATTAATTTCATTAAACTCCTCATCAATCAAACCCTCTATAGGTTTGATTTTTGTATTGGTAAGAGCTTTTACTATTACGTGGTCGGTATTACTATGATTTAAAATGATTTCAATTTCATCTAATTCTTTAGTAATTACAACACTTTCTCCTTCTGTCGTATATTTTTCATCTGAAATCATACATACTTCAGAAGTTGTTAATACTTGGTTTCCGATAACTCTTCTCATCGGAATTGATTTTTGAATACTCATAAAATTATATTACATACAGATTTCTTGGGAACGCTCTAAACTTCATTTGTTTGTTTAGATTTTCAGCAATTAACGCTTCTCTCTCCATTATTTTTTCAGGACGTAATCTTGTCAATCTTCCGTCTGCTCCGATTAATTCTTCAATTAATTTTAATTTTTCATCTTTACCCTCAGTTGCTAAAGTAGCATAATCCATAGTTAATTCTGAGTCAGGTGTTTTTAAATTACCTGAATACTTTCCTCTTACTTTTGATAATGTTTCTTTACATCCCGCAACAAAATATCTTCTAACCCATTGTTGAGCCGGTTCGTTTAAATCTGCCCATGAAATTGAGTTGAAAGGAACATCTGAGGGAAGTTTAATAATATCAGGGTTAGCAGCTAAACAAGCATCTCTATCCTCAGGGCCAACATCGTAATACCAATACCAAACTTGGTGATTTCTTAATGATGAATTACCAAAATCAAATTTACCACCAGGTGTTTGCATTAAATGAATTGCTTTTTTACCATTAGGTAATCCTGTAATTCTATAAGTTAAATCACCACCAATAATTCTTCTCTGAATATTAATTTCTTGCATTCTTAATAACATATCAAATGCTGGCATCATAAAATAACTTCCTGACATATAACCCATCTGAGCAAAACCAGTTCCACCACCAAGTCCTCCCCCCAAACCACCAAAACTGAATGGGTCAAATAAAATATTATTTAGAGTTGCTGGTGTAAACCATAATAGTTCATTAATTTCACGACCTGCGGGTATTTCATAAATCTGTTGATTGGGTACTAATGTGATATAATCTTTTTTAAGTTCCCAATCACCAAGTGGGTTAGATTGTAATCCCACTATTTTAGAGTATGCTTGAGCGTATCTATTTTCGTAATCTAAACTTTTTGTAACAAATGCCCTTGATAAAGATTGAGTATCTAAATTTAAATTGTATAATGAAGTCCATTGTGATTCAATTAACCAATCTTGTACATATTGGGAATAATCCCCAATTGCAAATTCTAAGATTGAGTCCATTTGTTCATCTTCTAATTCAATTGAACGAATTGGGGCTCCTAATACGTGTCTAACTTTTGTATATAGTTGACTTCTGTAAGGTTCTGCGATTATTGTATTCATGAAGTGATATTTTTATATAAATATCAATTCAGAGTATAAATTAAATCTTGTGCCGGAATTTTAAACATGCTTGAACTAAAAGCTACCGTTTTGTTTTTAAAAATATAAACTTCTTTGTTAATATTTGAAAAAATTAATAAGTCGGTATTAAATTTTTTAACAAACCCTCTGATTTTAATATGATAGAAACCCTCAATTACTTCCATACTTAAAATTGGTTTTACTTGAGCATTTTGTATTTTGTTATCAAAATTCACTGTTAAATCAGTACCCGCAAAATCTTCTTTTGAGCCAAGACTACCTACTACAATAGCAGTTCCTTCACCAAATTCTTGATTGATTTTTTTTGCAACATACTCCTCAAGTTGACCACCTTTGTCATGTGTTCTATTTAAAAGTTTCATAATCTTATCAAGAGTTTTAGACCCTTTAAAAATTCTTTCACCAAAAAACTCCAAATAAGAACAAAATTTATTTATTTCTTCTACTTGTTGTGAAGGTGTTACCCCAATAAAATTTAATGTGGGTTTATTTAGTTTTGTAAGTACTGCGTTTAAATCATCAACTAAAATTTTAAACCCAATATAATTTGTGTTTAATTTATTAATTACTGAACGACCTGGTTGTTCCAAGTCGTAGATACCTGAAGATGAACCTTCAGAGTATTGATTGTTTTCACTCCATTTATCAGATAAAACTCTTTTCAACGTATTGTCAATACATCTTCTATAAGTCCAAAGAACATTTTTGTTGTTACTAAAAATATCTGAATAATCAGATACGTTTTCGTATAAAAGTTTTTTTTGTGAAGTTGACTCGTTCAATTTCTTTTCAGTTTTTGATTTGTATAACTCGTTAACAAATTCCCAATTAATTGCGTCCCAAAAATTTTCAATATATTCGTCTCTTTTGTTTTGGTATTTTAAATAATAAGCGTGTTCCCATAAATCTAAACCTAACAACGGAAAACCACCCTTGTTTATTATATTCATAAGTGGATTATCCTGATTTGAAGTAGACATTACTTTTAATCTACCTGTATCGGTTAACACTAACCAACACCACCCCGAACCAAATCTTTTTCTTGAAATTTCTTCAAATTTAGTTTTGAAGTTGCGATATGTTCCAAATTGTTTAACAATCTTTTCAAATACCTCACCACTTGGTTTTTGTGGTGTGGGTGATAACATCTTCCAAAATAATGCGTGGTTAAATGCTCCACCTGCATTATTTCTTATTGTTGTATTATACTTTGAAATTTGTTTAACAATATTCTCCAATTCAACATCACCATAATCTTTTTTACGAAGAGCGGAATTTAATTTTTTAACATACCCTTTGTAATGTTTCTGATAATGAAACTTCATTGTTTCAGGGTCAATAAATCTTCTTAATGATGCGTAACCATATGGTAATTTATCAATACCTATGGTTTTCATTTCGTTAATAAAAAATTTGGTTTCAGGTTGAGTTTCTTCACCTAATATACGACTAACTAATGACTCTGATACTAAATTTAACGATTTCATTAATTATAAATACTTACTTACTATTGATTTCGTTAAGTATTTGTTCAACAATATCTACAGAATTTTCATCTATATCACCCATAACCGTACCAATAATCTGTTTCTTCTTTATAAGAATGTCGTAGATAACACCTTCAATCGTGTTTTCAAATAGTGGGTAGTATATTGAAACTGAATTTTTTTGTCCGTATCTGTACGCTCTGTCTTCAGCCTGACTATGTTCTGCGGGAACAAATGATAAGTCATTCATAATAACGGCTTCACCTGCCGTGAGTGTTAATCCAACCCCTGCGGCTTTCATGTTACCACAAAAAACTTGTATTTTATCACTCTCCTGAAACTTGTCAACGGCATCTTGTCTTGCAGGTTTTGATGTTGAGCCGTCTAAATAAACAGATTTTTTACCAAAATGTTCGTGTATCTTTTTAAGTGGTTCAGTAAAGTTACTGAAGATAATAACTTTCTTACCTTGCTCAATAATGTTCTCAGCAAGTTCAATAGTAATCGGTATTTTTTCTTCGGCGATAACTTGTCTTACTTTCATCAATTTTGTAAACTGAACAGATAATGACTTTGATTCGTCTTGTCTGTTGTTATACCAATCATAATACTCACCCATCAACCCTTCGTATAATCTTGATTTTAAACGGAGGTAAACAGGTGTCATAATTTTTTCAGGTAAATCTAAAACTTCAGTTTTTAATCTTCTTAAAATTTGACGAGAAGTTCTTTCTCTTAACTCTTCTAAATTGGATGCCCCTGTTACATTCCAAATCTTTTTACCGCCAACTCTAAACTGATATCCACCACAATATCTAATTGCGTATGCTTGCCAATTTTGACTTACAGGACTATCAATAAGTTTCAAAATATTATAATAATTCATAGGACGAGAAGTCATTGGTGTTCCCGTTAATAACCAAAGTTTTTTAATGTCCTTGGTTACATCCATAATAATCTTTGTTCTTTGAGCTTGAGCGTTTGAAACATAATGTGCTTCATCAATAACAACCAAATCAAATTTTGAATTAAGGATTATTGAGTTTAATTTATCTTTTGGGTCGTGGAAGTTTTTAAGTATGTCGTAATTAAGAATTACATAATCAGCTTGTTCATACTTCTTACCTTCACATATGTAAATTGTTTTATCAGTATAGTTTCTGATTTCTCTTTCCCAATTTATTTTAAGTGATGCCGGGCAAATAATTAACACTTTATTCGCCCCACTTTCTAACGACGCAATAACAGTACTTGTTGTTTTACCAAGTCCCATATCATCTGCCAAGATAAACTTGTCGTTTTTTAATAACTTTTCAATTGCTTCTTTTTGGTGAGCAAGTGGTGGTCGGTTTTCATATTTTGTATAATCAACATCAACCAAGTTTTCGGTGTATTGTTTAATGACAGCAGCCTTTGGTATCCAAAAATCGTGAATAGTTTCTCCACTAAAAATTTTACCCCAAATGTGATATGATTTATCTTTCTCAATTAAAATCTTTTCAACATAGATTTTATCAGGTTCCTTAATAAATGGATTATCAGCAACAAGTTTTTGTGAAAAGTATGAGTCAATCTCGACCCATTTCTTAGCAACTTTTGGAACTATTAAATTGAAGTCAATAACGTAATCACATTGTGCCCTCGTTGGGAGATACTTCTTATTTGACTCAATCTGTTTCTTTAATTTAAGAATATAATTATTTGACCCCTGATAATTTTCAAGAATAGATATTGCTTGTTGTTCAATACTTAAATGTCCTGTGGAAGTTGTCAAATTATTTTAATTAACTATACAACTATAATAATAATCAAAAAAGAAATATTTATCAATATGTCAAATAGAATAGTTCCAATAACAAGATTAGGTAAATTTTTCGGAGCGGAAGATTATAACTTAGATATTAGTATGGGGAGAGAGTGGTTAGAAGGTGATATGAACTTCACTCTTGTACTATACCGTGTTGACAAACAGAAAACAAATGTTGATGATGTGTATGGTGAGGCTTCCGTTGACGGTGTTAAATTTTTACCACCTGTTGAGTTTAAGGCGTTTTTACAAATTGTAGCACCTGAAAATAAATTTCTTGGGACAAGTAAGATTAATCAGATGGAACCAGGTAACGCTAGGATTTCAGTTTATCAAAAACATTTAGATGAATTAGAAATTGATATTGAATATGGTGATTATATTGGTTATTACGAAACTGAAAGTAGAGTTAGATATTACGTGGTTAATAATGACGGACGTGTTGTTTCAGATAATAAACACACATACGCAGGATACAAACCTTTTTATAGAACAATAAATGCATCACCTGTAATGGAAAACGAATTTAGAGGATTATAATGGGATTACCAAAAATTAAAAAAACTTTACCCCTTACATACCCACCTATTGGTTATGAGAGAAGATTAGAACTTCTTGAAGATATTAACAAGGATGGAACTTACTTGCCTAAGTCTATTTTACATGAAGATTTGGATAGGGGGTTTTTGGATTTTGTTAAAGATGATTTAAAAACTGTTGTTAGTGGTAAAATAATAAAAGTTGTTGATATTTTAATGACCACTCAAAATTGGTCTCAGTTTACACAAACTTGGGATTTTAACAACATTGATAAAAATGTTGAACCACCGATTATTACCACAGTAAGAACACCTGAAGTGAAATTTGGTACATTACCGTCTTTAAAATATACAATACCTAATAGAAAACAATTTTATTACGCTGCGGTACCAACGTGGGATGGTCAAAGAAAAGGTATGGATATATACACAATACCTCAGCCAGTTCCTGTTGATATAAAATATTCAGTTAAAATTATTTGTAATAGGATGAGAGAATTAAATAAATTCAATCAAACTGTTATTGAAAAATTTTCATCTCGTCAAGCTTATACTAAAATAAAAGGACATTATATTCCAATAACTTTAGATGAAATTTCAGATGAATCAATTATGGATGTGGAAAAAAGAAGATACTACATACAATCTTACGCTTTTACTTTACAGGGTTTCTTAAGTGATGAAGAAGAATATCAAGTTAAACCTGCAGTTAGTAGAAGTTTAATTTTAATTGAGATGGATAACAGAAAGAAAAAAGTAAGAAAAAACGTTAACCCACCTAATCCTGACCAATACGAATTTAATGCTAATTATCCTATTGGGACTACCGCATATACTCAAACGTTTGATTATACCGCAAACATAAAAATTGAGGGTAGTAAAAATGTTACCTCTTATGAAATATACATTAATGGTTTATATTACGGGAATAGTACAATACCGTTATCAACAGGATATATTCAAATTAATAGTGGGGATGTGTTAACATTGAATGTTGTTAAAACAAATAATAGTGTTATTAGTATTATTAATCTTGTATCAATAATTCTTTAATGTTCACCATAGATATCCTTTTTTTCTTCACAATTTTCTTTAATTAGTTTTTCTAAAAACTTATGAATTTTATAGCCATGTTTATTACAATAGGTTTTTAAGGTTTCATGACTCTCAGGGGATATTTTAATGTTCTTAATTTTCAAGGTAGAAAAAAGGTAGAATTTATTCCTACCAATAGATAAATAGTTATTATACCTATTAGTTTTTGGTTAAAAACACAATATTTATTAATAAAATAAATTTTTAAAAACATTTAAAATAAAAATGGCAACATCAAACAAAGTTTTCGTCTCACCTGGTGTATATACATCAGAAAGAGATTTATCTTTTGTTTCACAAAGTGTTGGGATTACCACGTTGGGTATAGCTGGAGAAACCTTAAAAGGTCCGGCTTTTGAACCAATCTTCATCACAAGTTATGGAGAGTTTGAAACCTATTTCGGCGGTACTACTCCTGAAAAATTTGTGAACACACAAATCCCAAAGTATGAAGCGGCTTATATCGCTAAATCATACCTTCAACAATCTAACCAATTGTTTGTAACAAGAATTTTAGGATTATCAGGTTATGACGCAGGTCCATCTTGGTCTATTACAACTGTCGCAAATGTTGATTGTAATACGGTTGCTCTTACAGGTACACCAACAACATTTACAGCAACATTTGTTGGTACAACTGCCTCAACTGCAACAGTAACAATTACAGGTTTACCTGCCGGTATAGCAAATGCAACAACTCCTTATACAACATATAGTGGAGGTTCATCAACAATTTACGCACAACTCCAAAGTCAAATTTCAGGTGTAATTAGTTCTAATGCTACTTCAGCATCTTCTATCTATTATTTTGGAGCGGTTTCTGGAGCTCAAGTTACAGCAAACATTGCGGCAGGATATTCGGCATCTACAAACGTATTTGGAGTTAATGCAATAAGTGCGTCAAGTATTGATTATTGTTCTGAAGTTAATGATGTATGGTATTATGCGACATTCACACCTCCGACAACGGGTGAAAATTACGATGGTTATTCATTCTTTAGTAGAATTAGTACAATAACTGGTGCATCAGGTTCTTATAGTGGTTCTATAACAGGTAATATTTATAACTTCTCAGGTTTAACTTATTCAGGTTATAATGATTTGGTTGTTGCAACTTTACGTTCAAGAGGTATTACAAACTATTCAACTACACAAGACGGGCCTGATTATCAAGTAACAGGTACTTCGGATGTTCAAATGATTTGTACAGGTTCTTATTCAGGAGTTACTAAAAATCCATTTAGTACATTTTTAATTTCAGGTTTAACTTATGAAAATTCAGCATTCCAATTTGAAACTTCGTTTAATGCAGGTAACGCTAACTATATTGCTAAAGTATTTGGTGTTGAAAACTTTGCTAAAGATAGAACTGAAGTTCCATTGTTTGTTGAAGAGCGTTATCCAACATTATTAAATTACGGTTATAACAAAGGTTATATTCGTGGTTTAAATTGTAGTTTAATTTCTTTACCTGAAGCTAGAAATAATGATACATCATCTATAGCTTATTACCTTGAACAATACCAAACACCTGAATCTCCATGGGTTGTTTCAGAATTACGTGGTAATTTAGTTTATAGATTGTTTAAAGTTTATACAATTGCTGATGGTAATGACGCTAATACTGAAATTAAAGTATCTATTGCGAATATATCCTTTAACAATGGTACATTTGACCTTATTGTACGTGATTTCTTTGACACAGATTCAAATCCTGTTGTTTTAGAAAAGTTTACAAACTGTAGTATGGACCCTGCTGAAAATAGTTACGTAGCTAAAAAAGTTGGTTCATCTGATGGTGAATACGCAGTACAGTCAAAATACATTTTTGTTGAGGTAAATCAGGAAGCTCCAGTGGATGCTCTTCCTTGTGGATTTGAAGGTTTTGTTACAAGAACATACTCAGGTGCTAAATCACCATTCCAAATCTTCAAGACAAAATATGATTATCCTGGTGAAGTTATTTATAACCCACCGTTTGGAAATTCATCTAATGGTTCTAACAGTACACCAAGTGCTGGTGATAACATAAGAAGAACTTATTTAGGTATTTCTTCAGCGGTAGCATTTTCATCGGATGCACCAGGTTATGACCCTGATTTCTTCCAATACAAAGGGATGCCAAATCCGAATTCGTCAACTTGTACACCACCTTCTCATGTATATTGGCCAAATGTTACAAAAGGTTTCCACATGGATTCAGGAGCAACTTCTATTGTTATAGCAAATGCTTACCAAAACAGTGGTCAAACGGCATTTGAAGTTGGAGCTGGGTCGTTTAATTCAGAACCTACGTCACAAACAAGTCCATATTACTTCTTATACTCTCGTAAGTTTACATTCCTTGTTCAAGCAGGATTTGACGGATGGGATATATACAGAGAATATAGAACAAATGCTGACAGATTCCGTTTAGGAAACACAGGATACAAACAAGGAGCACTATCTTGTGCACCGTACACAGATGCTACAGGATGGGGAGCGTTTAAACAAATCACAGTTGGTGATAACACGGTTGATTACGCAAATACTGACTATTACGCATACTTGTTAGGTGTACAGTCGTTTGCAAATCCTGAAATAACAAACATCAATGTTCTTGTAACTCCTGGTGTTGATTATGTTAACAATAGTGATTTAGTTTCAGCAACAATTGACATTGTTGAAAACGATAGAGCGGACTCAATCTACATTTGTACAACTCCTGACTTTAACTTGTTCCAACCATCAACTTCAATGGATAACTTAATTTACCCACAAGAAGCGGTTGACAACTTAGAAAATACAGGAATTGACTCTAACTACACTGCTACTTACTATCCATGGGTTCTTACTCGTGATACTGTAAACAATACACAAATCTATATACCAGCAACTGCTGAAGTTACAAGAAACTTAGCGTTAACTGACAATATAGCTTTCCCATGGTTCGCAACTGCGGGTTACACAAGAGGTATTGTAAATGCTATTAGAGCAAGAAAGAGATTAACTCAAGAAGATAGAGACACTCTTTACAAGGGAAGAGTTAACCCAATCGCAACTTTTAACGACGTTGGAACTGTAATTTGGGGTAACAAAACTCTTCAAATTAGAGAGTCAGCTCTTGACAGAATAAACGTAAGAAGATTGTTGTTACAAGCTCGTAAGTTGATTTCAGCAGTAGCTGTAAGATTATTGTTTGAACAAAACGATAACTTGGTAAGACAACAGTTCTTAGATTCTGTTAACCCAATCTTAGATGCAATTCGTAGAGACAGAGGTTTGTATGACTTCAGAGTTACTGTTCAAAACACACCTGAAGACTTAGATGCTAACCAATTAGTAGGTAAGATTTATATCAAACCAACTAAAGCTCTTGAATTCATAGATATTGAATTCTTAATCACTCCAACAGGAGCGTCGTTTGAAAATATTTAATCAACGATAAAATAATTGAAAACCCTCACGAAAGTGGGGGTTTTTATTTTACATAATATTTATAGATATGAAAATATTTTTAGTAGAAGAATTTGATGAAGAAATCACACCCGATTTAAAATATTATGCTTTTGATTGGGATGATAATATTCTTACAATGCCGACACAAATAATACTTCGTACCGAAGATAATAAAGAAGTTGGTATGTCAACGGAAGACTTTGCGGAATATCGTGTAAAAGTTGGAGTTGAACCTTTTGAATATAAAAATAAAACAGTTGTTGGATTTGCTGACGACCCGTTCAGAAATTTTGGAACCAAAGGGGATAAGAGGTTCATTATTGACGCAATGATGGCAAAAGAAGGTCCAGCATGGGACGACTTTGTTGAAGCGATTAATGGGGGTTCAATCTTTTCAATAGTTACCGCAAGAGGACATTCACCATTGGCTTTACGTAGGGCGATTGAAAATATGATTGAAACTAATTTTAAGGGGATATCTAAAAAAGAATTAGTTAAAAATTTAAGAAAGTTTAGAAAGTTTGCAGGTGAAGAAGATATGACGGACAAAGAACTTATAAATGCTTATATGGATATGAATAAGTATTATCCTGTAACATTTGGAGCCGGTTCTGCCCAAAGTCCTGAAAAAGGAAAGGTTGAAGCTTTAAGAGAGTTTCAACAGTATGTAAAATATTTGGCAAACTTATTAAAAAAACCAATAATGTTTAAAGATGATATTAGTAATAGATTTATACCTAAAATAGGTTTTTCAGATGATGATTTAAGAAATTTGGAAAAAGTTAAAGATGAATTATCAAAAGACCCAGAAAATATTATTCAAACAATATCAACACATGGAGGAGAAAAGAAATTATATTAATATTTATAAACTGGACTTATAGCAAGTTTGACTGAAAAAAAGTTCAAAGTAAATAGAAAAATATTTAATTGAGACTATTTATAATAAAATAAAAGAAAATTTAAAAACAAAATAATATGGCTGATTTGTTAACCAAAATGCCCTTTCCATATGAACCCAAAAAGAAAAACAGGTTCATTTTGAGATTTCCTGATTCGTTGGGAATAAACGAGTGGTTTGTTCAATCTGCGGCTCGACCTAAAATTACTATTAAATCAAATGATATTCCATTCTTGAATACCAAAAGATATGTTGCGGGTATGTATGAGTGGAACACTATTCAGGTTAAACTTCTTGACCCAATCGGGCCATCAGCAGCTCAGGCTATGATGGAGTGGGTAAGATTACATGCTGAAGAAGTTACAGGTCGTATGGGATATGCCGCGGGTTACAAAAAAGACGTAGAACTTGAAATGTTAGACCCAACAGGTGTTGTTATTGAAAAGTGGTCATTAATACAATGTTTTTTAACTGACGTTGATTTTGGTAGTGTATCATATTCTGAAGATGGATTGGCTGATATCACTTTAACTCTTCGTCCCGACTATTGTGTATTACTTTACTAATATTACTACAAACTTTATATTAAAACCCACAGAAATGTGGGTTTTTTATTTACATAAAGATAATTTTAAACTATGTTTTAAACAAAAACTATGGAAGATAATAGTGTAAATCAAATGAATTTCAACTTACCTCACGACGTAATTCAATTACCGAGTCAGGGAAAATTTTATAAAAATAAAAAAAAGTCGGTTAAAGTTGGTTTTTTAACTGCTGCTGATGAAAATATTTTAGCAAGTGCTAGTAACGTTGGTGGAGACCAAATAATTTATAATTTAATCAGAAATAAAGTTTATGAACCTGATTTGAAGATTGAAGAAATGTTAGATGGCGACATCCAAGCAATTTTATTGTTTTTAAGAAATACATCATTTACACCTGAGTATAAATTAAATTTAATTGACCCTGAAACACAAAAACCTTTTGAAGTTTCTATTGTGTTAGATGAAATTAACTTTATTAAACCATTAGTTAACCCTGATGAAAATGGTTATTTTGAAACAATTCTTCCAAAATCTAACGTAAATGTAAAATTAAAAATTCTTAATTTTGGTGAAATTAAAGAATTAAACGAAAGAGAATTATCTTATCCAAAAAACATGACTGTTCCAGTTGTAACTTGGAGATTACAAAAACAAATAGTATCAATAGACGGGAATACCGATAAGGGGGAAATTGTTAAGTTTATAGAAAGGATGCCAATTATGGATTCAAAGTACATTACAAGATTTTTACAAGAAAATTCACCAGGATTAGATTTAACACAAGAAATTATAGCCCCATCTGGAAAAAAGGTACTTGCACGTATTACCTTTGGGGCAGAGTTTTTTCGACCTTTCTTCTGATTATTTAGAATATCTTTTAGACGAATACATTTATCTGTCACGACAATTAACAATGTCGTATTCGGACTTTTTAAAAATGCCTACTTTCCAAAGAAAGTTTTTAATTAACAAGTTGATTGATTTAAATAGTAATAAAAATCAAAGTTAAGTTATTTATTAATAAAACATTTTATGTTCAATCCAAATGACGGAAATACAGACCCTAATAATTTACAAGGTCAACAAATTGGTTATGTTAGATTGACCCAGCTTGCTAATGATTTTTTAGAAGTAACTAAATCTCAAGCATTTGCTTTTAAAAATTCTGCGGAATATCTAACTAAAATGGACCAAAATATGGGTTCATTGGTTAAAAGTATGGGTGTTACTAGGGAATATTCACAGCTTTTAAAACAAGAACTAGGTAGAGCAGTTACAGAAGTAACTGCAATGGGTGGTAAACAAGAAGACATCAATAGATTACAAAAAGAATACATTGAAGCAACAAATAGAACGATTGTTTTAAGTACTGAAAATGTTGAAAAGTTATTTGCGGTATCGCAAGTTACAGGAGTTGCAGCAAAAACATTAGAAACTTCTTTTAGAAACGCTGGTATGGAGACAACCCATATTGAAGAAGAAATGAGAACAGTTTACAATACTGCAAATAGTATGGGTGTCAATGCTCAAGTAGTTTCGGCAATGGTTGTTAATAATTTAGACAAAATGAATAGGTACGGGTTTGGTACTGGTGTTGAAGGTATGGCTAAAATGGCGGCAAAAGCGGCAGCAATGAGAGTTGATATTTCACAAACCATGGCGGTTGCTGACAAATTATTTTCACCTGAGTCTGCAATAGACGTTGCATCTACTTTACAAAGGTTAGGTGCAACTTCAAGTGCGTTGCTTGACCCATTAAAATTAATGGATTTAGCTCAAAATAATGTACCTGAGTTACAAAACCAATTATCCGAATTATCCAAAACCTTTACAAAATTTGATGAAAAAACAGGTAAGTTTCAAATTATGCCTGAAGCAAGAAGACAACTTGGTGAAGTCGCAACTGCTTTAGGTATTGACAGAGCTGAATTTGAAAAAATGGCATTAGAGTCTGCAAAAATTGAAAAGAAAATGAGTGAAATTGACTTTTCAGGTTTAATGCCTAACGCAACTGAAGAAGATAAAATGTTGGTTGCAAATCTTGCGGAATTTAATAAAGCTAAAGGTGAATATACTGTTAAATTTACCGACCCAGAATCTGGTAAAACAGTGGAAAAAGGATTGAGTGAGCTTAAAGATGGACAATATGATTATTTAAATGAACTTAAAAAACAACAAAATCTTGACGACCCACAAAAACAATTAGTTGATGTTGCTAAACAACAGTTAAGCTATACTGAAACATTAGTTAATCAAAACGCTTCCTTAAATGCGACAATACAAACTCAGTATGCAATAACCAAAGAAGGTCAAGATTATTTGAAATCCGCGGTTGAAGCACAAATAAAGGCGTATGAGGTTGGTTTTTCAAAATTTTCATTAGATAAATCAAATAAAAGAGAATTTGGTACAACAACTTATGAAACTTTAACTAAATTAAATAAAGGTGAGTTGCAAATGACAGATGAGGCAATAAAAAAACTTATTACGGATATTGGTTTGGGAATAGGTGAAAATTATATTGATGTTGCAACACAATTAGGTGAAAAAATTGAACAGAACCCATTTAATGCTGCTTTAGGTTCAGTGGCAAGTAAAATGGAAATAGTAGATAAAACTTTAACTACTGTGGGCGTAGACCTTAAAGCAATTGGTGATGTATTAACAACTGCGGCAGTGGAATTTCCGATAATAAAAAGTGTCTTAAACTTCATAACTGGAACTAACCTACCTGAAGAAAAAGATGTTGTTGTAAATGCAAATGGTAGTAAATTTTCTTTAGACAAAGGTGATTTATTAATGGCTGTGAATCAAGAAATGTTAGCTCAATCAATAGGTGCCTCAGGACAAGTTTTTGCTAATAATACAACACCTGAAACTAAATCATCACCTAAAGAAATTAAAATTACATTAGATGTAAATGCCAATTCAAATGATTTACAAGTTAAAAACGCAATACTATCGGCATTTAATAATGACGATACTTTAAGAACATTAAGAGATAAAATTGGAGTAGTTGGTTCTGATTATGGTCTAACTGTATAAACATAAAATTATTTCTATTCTATTTATAGAAAAAAGTATAGATGGCTGTAGAATTCTTATCATTCAACAATTCGGAACAATTTAGAAAAGCGTTAGTTGCAAGGAATTTAGCACCGTATAGTGTTCAGGGTAATTTTACTGCTCCACAAGGATTACAAAACTATCCAATTAAATTACAAGACAATTCACCAGCAGATTCTGAAAGTGTAAGTTCAAATTTATATATTGAACCAGCATATAGTACAAGAATGAATTTGTATAGTCCCGCAGGTCAGTTTTTTGATGGGGCTTTGATTGTTGATAATACAGTCCTTCCTGGTGGAACGGGTATTGAAAATAACCCTTTAGGTACTTCACAACCATATAGTTTACAGTCAGATAGAATAGTGTCGAACAATGAACAGTTTATTAATAATGTTGAAGTTATTAATAGATACTTACCACCCGAAGGTTATGAAGATTTATTTGTTACATCGGATTTAATACTTGGAAAGTTATCTGCCGGTTCACAAGTTTATGGTGATGGTAGAGCCGCCCCAATCATATTTGTTCAGGGAGATTATACTATTTACGAAATATTATTTGGTGAAGCAGCGTTAGCAAACGACTCGTTTTTACAACAATTAGCAGCTCAAAGTTTAAGAGAGGCGACTCAGTCTCGTATTGCTAGAGAAATTGAAAGAAATACTCTTGGGGCGATTAATCTTGACACTCTTACTAATCCATTTAATGCAACATTATTAGCAACAGGACAACAACCTTTTATTTATAGAGATTATACAATTACAAAACCTGATGGTTTATTAGATTACGCGGCGTTTTTTATACAAAAGTTAAGTGGTACTTATTTACCCGCATCTCCTATTGAGGGAAGTTATTTTTCAGATGTTGAACTTTTAAGATTACGACCACTACAAGCTTTAGGTAATTTAGGTGGTGGTAATATTATTAATAGACCAAATCCGTCAATTAAGTTCTTACAAAACACGGGAGCTGGTACTAAGTCTGTTTTATTTAATGCTCTTAACTATAATAGGTTTAAACCTAACTACGCTATAACATCTACACAGGTAGGTAATTTTATTAATAATTTATTTGATAATTTTACTTCAATAGGAAACCTTTATGTTGGTAGACAAGAAACAGATATTACAAATATTGTATCACCACCAAACGCTTCACCTATTGACGCTTTTGGAATACCAACACAAGCTCCTGTATATGGGCCTGATAAAGTTGGTATATTATATGAAGGTGACCAAAATTTTCAATTCGGTTTAGCTGGATTAAATTACGAACAAAAACCTTCTTTTGATGGTGGATTTGTTTGGATTACTGAATTTACAAAACCTGAGATTGGAAGAAATGTTGGACAAGGTGGACAATTATTAAGTAACAATCCAAATTTCGCACCACTGGCATCTTCTTATAATCAAGTTTTATCTACAAACTATACATTTAGACCTGGTTCTATTTTAGACGTTACACAACGATTAATTAACTCAACACCGGCACAAGGAGCGGATAGATTAGGACATGTTGGAAATGCGATTAACCAAGCGTCTAAAGTATTTTCAGATGGTTATAAAATATTAACCAAAGGTTCAAAAGTTAAAAAATATGTTAATAACTCAGGTACTGAGGTAGGACAAGAATATTGTAGAATTTTTACAAAAGATAAACCTTATTACACATATGCTAATTTACAAAAAACAGTTGCTAATGACTCAGGTTTAGAAACTAATGGTAACATTAGAAGGTTTACTTATTCTGTTTTAGATAGTACCTACAATCTTAATATAACACCTTTTAAAAATGGTGGAACAAATGTTATTAATGGACAGGTAAAGAAATACATGTTGTCTTTAGAAAACTTAGCTTGGAAAGATACTCCTGAATATAATCAACTTCCATCCGCTGAAAAAGGGCCTAATGGTGGTAGAGTTATGTGGTTTCCACCATATGATTTAACTTTTGATGATAGTTCTACACCATCATTTAATGAAACAGATTTTATTGGTAGACCTGAACCAATATACACTTATAAAAATACTAAAAGGTCGGGTAGTTTAAATTTTAAAATTATTGTTGACCATCCGTCCGTGTTAAATTTAATTGTTAATAAAGAATTACAAAATCAATCTAACTCAACCGTAACATCAATAGTTGAGTCATTTTTTGCGGGATGTAAGAGGTATGATATATATGAATTGGCTCAGAAATTTAGTTCATTAAGTTTAGGTACTATTGACGAAGTTTACCAACAGGTCTTGGAAAGTTTGGATACATCAGAAAGTGATAAAGTAGACGCTTTAACACAAATACCACAAGAGGATAATTCAGGGCCAAAAGAATTACCTAATTTAAGTTCATATGTTGGTAACGCTTTGTATTTTGATTCAGACCCAAGAGACTCTAATTATAATCAACCATATCCTGACATTTATGAATATGAAGTTGTTCTAAATATAAATTCGGCATTTTTTGATGGTGTTGACGCTTCTAAAAGTTTTTTAGAAAACACAATAACCCCAAATTATGAAAACTTTATTGAATTGGCACAAGAAATTGCAGATGCGTTAGTGAATGATAATGAAGTTAAAATAGATTTAAAGGCAACTAATTTTGGTGTTGGAAATTTTTCAGGGCCTGAATCACAAAATTTAGGTGAAGATAGAAAACAAAGTATTATTGATTATTTTAATCAACTTACGTACCAAGGTACAAACATTTCAGACTATGTTGAAGCTAAAAGATTAAAAATTGATGTTAACTCTGGAACTATTGATAATTACAAACCTAAAGATAGTAGTCAAACTTATAATTGTAATGGTAATAATATTGCCGATGAATATAATGTAATCCGTGTCGCCTGTAGTGCTTTGGTTATTAGTAAAATTACAGTACAACCGTATACACCATTTGGTACGAGAGTAGCTAAATCGGTAAGTGAGGGTTATAATAATACTATCGGATTAAAACAAGTACCTGTCGCTGATTTTCAGAGTAAATTAAAAAATGTTACAAAAAGACTTATTAGAGAACTTTTAAATGAACAAGATTATTTTGAAACAATAAAAAACTCTGACCCATTTTTATATGATGGTATTAAACAAAGAATTAAATTTTTTAATCCATTATTTCATTCTATAACACCTGAAGGTTTTAACTCAAGAATCACATTTTTAAATCAATGTGTAAGACCAGGTAGAACTATACCGACAACAACTAATAACCAAGGGGGTGTTAAAAACAAAGATGCGTTTAATACTAATTTTGGTAGACCTCCAATTTTAATTTTAAGAGTTGGTGATTTTTATAATTGTAAAATTGTACCCGATACATTATCTTTTACTTATGAACAATTAGATTTTAATCCTGAAGGAATTGGTGTACAACCGACAATCGTTAGTGTTAAACTTGGTTTTAAAATGATTGGTGGTCATGGATTAAAAGAACCAATTGAAAAACTTCAAAACGCTTTGAGTTTTAATTTCTATGCAAATACTGAAGTATATGATGAAAGAGCTGACGCTACCGACGAAACGGAAGTTGAGTCTTTTATTTTAAGTAATCAACAATCAAGTAATGTTAGTCAAGCAAATGCTGCATTTGCAAATTCAACACCTTCTATGAGTAACCAACTTAATACCCAAATAACAAATAATGGGGGTACACAAGCTGGAAATATTACTAATTCACAAACTTCAGGTGGTGTTGAAACGGGTACATTATTATATGGTGGTTTATTTGATAATACGGTTGTTTATACTCAAAACTATTTTAATAATATTGAAAGTTTTGTGACAAAAATTATTCAAACCACAAATTACGGTGTTTATAAACAGGTGAGTTCTGAAAAACAATTTTTAATTGGTTCATTAAATAGTTTAGATACTCCAGTTACAAACGTTAAGATACTTGGTAAAATGTTTAATTACAACAATTATCTTTTAAATGTTGCAAATGAACTGAGTACTGAAATTACTAATGGAACTGATTTTTTAATTTCAGCATTAATCATTAATAATGTATCAACATCAGACATTAGAGCTGTAAGAGCTAATTATATATCACAAGTATCAAATCAGGTTAATAGTATAATTTCTAAAATATCTAGTCAAATACAAAGTGTTTCTAATACACAAGTTAGTATATATCAAAATTATCGAAAACTTGATTTAATATGTTCATCAACGGATGGTAAAATTACATCTCTTGGTAGTCCTTATGTTTATACTCTTACAGGATTACCTGACGGAGTAAGTGACACACTAACTTCAATAAGAACAGACTATATTAAATTAGCATCTGATATTCAATCATACTATACATTATTGAATTCTAATGATATTATTATTGACGTGACAACTCCAAGTACAACATTTATACCTATATCAAGTCAAAATATTACAGGTAATTTAAATAGATTTTTTACTCTTTTTTGTAATGAAATAATTGACAACAACTCAAGACAAAGTTTAATTAATAATTTAACTCTAAATTTAGTTTCAGACACTATACAGTTAACAAAAAGTATTGTTGAAACAACTATTAATGGATTAGTCCCAAGTTTTACAATTGAAAAAAATGCTCAAACAAATAAAGTTGATACTTTCTTTAATTCACCTGACTATTTAAGTTATAAAAATTATAATCCACAAGTCTCAAACCAAAGTATTGTTGGAAAAACAAGAAATTTCTCTTATACAAGTGCAGGTGCAACTCCTACACAAAACGAAAATTTGAAAAATTTGTATTCGAATGTGAATGTTAATTTAGATAAAACGACCTTTAACGGAAAAATAATTTTTGACTGATGGCTAACGAATATTACAATAGATACCAAAATTTTACTGTTGATGGAACAACTACATATATTCCTTTTGTTAACATTCCATTAAAAACTACTGATAAGAAATACATCTATAAATTAGGTGTATCAAGATTGGATAAAGTTTCTCAGTTATATTATAACTCACCGTTTTATGGTTGGTTAATATTACAGTCAAATCCACAATACAGTGGTTCTGAATTAAATATTCCTGATAACGCCGTGTTGAATATACCATTCCCTTTATTGAGTTCTTTGTTAGATTATAAAACATCGGTGAAAGAATATTTCTATTATTATGGAGAGTGAGAATATATACGTTTTTCCAAGTACATGTGATAACATTTTTGTTATTAACCCAAATAAGGTTACTAACCAATATGGTAACGCTGAAGATAGGAATATAAAACAAGAAAACTTAATTTATTACGCTAATTTAGAATGTGACCTTGAACCAAGAAGTAGACTAATTTCAGGTGCGGACAAAACCACTGTAAAAACAGTTTCATTAGCAAGTATGAATTTCTTAAATCCTACAGGGACAGGAGCATTAACTACTGAATGGACATCAATCCAAGACAGAACGGCTAATCAAAACCAAATTGCTAATCAACTTCTTGGAATAAAAACAATTTCATACCGAGTAGGTTTAAGTTATATCCCAACAATCACAATAAATTTAGAGGATGTTAAAGGTAGAGCATTATTTGAAAGTGGTGAAAATTCACCATATTCTGCGTTTTTTAATTTACCATACCCGACATTTTATCTAACACTTAAAGGTTACTACGGTAAAGCGGTTCAATATCCATTAATTTTACAAAAATTTACATCTTCATTTAACTCATCAACAGGTAACTTTGATATTAGTTTAGTAATGATTGGATATAAATTTAATGTTTTAACTGATATTACTATGGCGGAACTTTTTGCAGTTCCTCAGATGTATCTCAAGAGAACTAATGTTCCTCAAGGTGAAAATACGGGAAATCAAACACAAACTAATACTCAACAAATAACACAACTTGGGTATGAAAAGATTAGAGATGTTTACACAGATTACAAAAACTTAGGATTAATTCCAAAAGATTTTCCCGAATTAACGGTACAACAGTTATCAACAAAGTTAGATAATTTTATCAATTATAGTTTAGCAAAGTTTGGTCAATCAAATCTAACACCACTTAATGATATTGATACATACTCACAAGATTTAACACAATATCGTGGAGAAATTTATAATTTTACTACTTCGTGGTTTAATTTAAATTTAGACACAACGAATTTCTTTATTTCAAACCCAATTAATAATGTAAGATATAAAATCTACACTTATAAGTTATCAAATTTTCAAAAATTAGATACAGTTGTAATCAATGATATTGATACTCAATATTCTAAATTACAATCAATTATTACAAAAAATAATGAAAATTTAAAAAACAATACAACTTTTGGTTCAGGTGAATACAAAATTGAAAACCCAATAGATATTGAAAATATAAGAACTGATGATACTAATATTGATTATGTTGAAACATATAAACAAAGAAATAATGTGGAAACAGTAAATCAAGAACAAGTTACATCAATTGTAAATCAAATTGATAATTTAAAAAATCTTTTTAAAGAAAGTGAAATTGGATTTTTATTTCAATTTGATGGGACAAGTAGATTTTTAGATTTAACATATGAGTTAGATAAGATATTAAATGATAGAAAAACATTAATTGAAGATAAACTTACTAAAGAATTATCTAGTTTTATACAAACAACAAGTGGTTTAGGATTTTCACCAACGATAAGAAATGTCGTTGCGGTTATTATGGCATCGGCAGAAGCCTTTTTAAGATTAATGCAAGATGTTCATAAAAAGGCGTTTGATGTTAGAAATAGTGAAATAAAAAAATTAGTAACTAAAAACGATTCCGCTTCACAGTTATCACCTGTATATCCTTGGCCACAATTTGTGGTTGAAAAAAATATTGATGGTCAAGTAAAATTTGAAATACAATATCCTGGTGATAATTCAGTTATATCAGTAACTAAAGGTAATAACTATACTATTTGGCCTGAAGTCGAGTTTGTTGAAGAGTTTTTAAAAGGTTATTTACAAAGAGAAACACCACCAGTTCCACCAATACCAACTAACGAAGGTATTAATCGAATTTTAATATCAGGGTTTGATACTTTACCAAGTAATGAACCATATAGTAATTTAGCTGAAAGTAAATTTTTATATGAGGTTTGGGAAAGAATTCAAACTATAACACAATATAATGGATTTCAAAAAAATAATGACAGTTCTACTAATCAAAACATATTAAATTACTTAGCAGAAACAGAAAGTCTGAATGTGTTTAACGCCTTAAATTCGGGTAATCGAGAAAATTCGCCAAGATTAAATTTTCTTTTTAAAACATCGAACTTTACTAAAGATTCTTATTTTTCTGAACTTGTTAATTTACAACAGGATTATTCAATTTATTCACAAGGGTATTTTGTAACTGATTATTTGAAAAGAGAAGTTAATGAAAATCCGAATAAAATTTTATTTGAAGATTTACCAACAATTCAAATAACCAATGATAAAGAAAAATACATGGTAAATTATTTAAATTCTAATGTCCATAATGATATTAGTTTTACTGATACATATCCATATATTGATTCAAATTGGGATTACGTTAATTTAGCTGCTGGACAAAATAATTCAAAGTTTAAAAACATTAATTCGACGGAACTTTCAATTTATTATAATACATATTTTAAAAAAATTACAAATTTTGAAAAATCTTCAGTTGTAGGTACTAATGGTGATAAAACCAAACTACGACCATATACTGATTATAATTGGAGGTCTAATGAGATAACAACACCTGTTGATTTACAAACTTTTTACAATAATAGAAAACCTACAGAATTTTTACCGACAGAAGGATTTATTAATTATATTGACTCTAATTTAACTAATAAACAAACAACTTCGATTCTTAATACACCTTATTTTGTTAATGCTATACAAAAAGGTATTAACACGACTTTAAATGGTCAAAGTAGTGCTTATTTAGAAGCGTCTTATCTTTTCTTAAACAGCTTACCTTTATCAACATTAAAAGAAAGATATTTGTCATTTGAAAATAATTTAAATACATATTCTGATTTTATTTTTGCAGGTTTAAAAAAATTTGGTGGTGTTCATAGGTTACCATATTTTTGGATTCTAAAATTAGGTTCAATTTGGAACCGATATAAAAATTATGTAAATAATGGAACTGATTATATTACATCTATTTGGACTAATTTTAATTATTTGAATAATTTTGACCCGATTAATAATTTAGCATCAACTACGTATGTTTTATCTTCAGAAACATTTAATACAACGTCAATTACATTAGAAAATACTCAAACATCAACAATAAATTATCATATTGGATTTTATCCAAAACTGATAAATGATTTTTATTTTTTACACAATGGTTCTTATTTATACAACCCAAACTCAGTTACTACTTCATTAGAGATACAAAACGCATTACAAACTGCACTTGATAAAAGAGAAATTATTTTATTTAATGCTAATCAATCAAACATACAATCAACAAATATTAATTTAAAAACTTGGACTGTTTTAATTAAAGTTAGTAATTCAGAAGGTGAAGAGTCTTATACAATATGCCCTTCTTTTGGTACTACAACTAATCAAATTGAAAAAGAATGTTTTGATAATAATAAAAATAATATAATATCACTATCAAATAACCCAAGTGTTCATAATGGTTCGGTAAGGTTATTTTGGGGGGCACCTAACTATGGGTATTTTAATACAACACCAATTAGAAAATCTGGTTATAATGAATATCTTAAAAAAGTTTATCCTGATAAACAAGAACAGGTAAGTTTTGAGTTATTTAGTGAATTTGTCTATTCAAATATTGAGGAATTATTTTCTGTTTTTGATACTGAAGAATTAAATAATTTTGAAATTGAATTTTTAAAATTTGCAAATCAGGGAAGTTCAAGTGTTTATTCTTTTGAGTCAATACTTAAAAAAATAACATTCTATAATGAAAAATCTGAAAATATTATTGGTGTTGACTATAACGAAATTGTTAAAAGTATTGCCACTTCACAAAGTTATGATGTTAATACAACAATAACAAATTCATTACAATATGATGTACTAATTAAACGAGGAAATCCTACGGGATTTGATAAAAATTTATTTAACATACTTTCATCAAATCCATCACCGGCAATTGTAAATAGATATAATATCCCAAACTATGAAACAACTCCAAATTCAGTACCGACTAACTTTGGTCTAACTTATAATGAATCAAAGTCTCTTTATCCAAACGAATGGAAGACTATGGAACTTTACGTTGGGTTTTCAACAATTAATGGGTTAGAATATGATACAAATACTTCAGTGACAAATGAAAATTATTTAACTAATTTCTTTAGAGTTTTTAATATAGGTTTCACAGTTGATAACATTAAATTATTTAGAAATTTAATTAAAATGTATGGGACAACATCAATTTTGGGTAATTCTGGGAATATTGATGTTTTTAGAAATAAAATAGACACTTATTTAAGTGTTACTGATAACTTATCGGGAGAAACTTTCACAAATTTTATCACATCTTTACAAAAAAGATTAGGTGGAGGTAATACGAATACTGAAAAAATTGATTCGGTTTTAGAAGGGTTCCAGAGTAAAGTTGAATTATATGACATGTTTAAAGCAATTAATGATAAATGGATAGCTGGAAATGATTATACAAAAATTGATGAAAACTCTGACGCTCCACTATTTAAAGATTACTTATTTGTTGACAGAGCAAACAGAAATGTTGGTGATATATTTGTTGATATTGCAAAAGTAAATTCATATTTAAAAGGGGCGAATGTTAAAGCTAACGTTTTTACTGTTGTTGGTTCAATAATCAAAGACCATAATTTTGTTAGTTTTTTAATGCCGTCATACATTAATTTTTATGGAAGACAAACCCCAACTGGACAGGATGAAACTTCAAAAAATACTGAACCAAATGAATTTGCAAATAATTTGTTTGGAACATTTGATACTGTTGATTATCAAAGTTCAAAACCAAAAATGTTAAATATATTTGTAGATAAACCTTCACAACAAACGGATAATAAATCCAAACTTAATGGATATAAAGATGATGGTTTAGATATTACAATATGTGCGGAAAATTCTGTTGGAGTTGACGCATCTCAAAAAAGAAATTTTTCTTTAGAAAATAGAATAGTTGGTTTTGCGGTTGACTTTGAATTACAAAATCAAGGAGTTTTTAAAAAAATAAATGTAAGTCAGGATTTAGGTAAGGCTACAAGTGAATCCCTAATGGCTGAGTATAATTTAGCTAACTCAAGTGCGGGAATTCAAACATCGACACAAAGTGTTAGTTTATACAACATTTATAAAACTAGAAGTTATGCGGCATCCGTAGAGGCAATGGGTAATGTTATGATTCAACCATCAATGTATTTTGTTTTAAGAAACATACCATTATTCGCTGGTTCTTATTTTATAACTGAAGTTAATCATAATATAGGATTAGAAGAATTTTCAACATCATTTACAGGTACGAGACAAGCTATTGCAACATTACCAAAAGTGGACACACTTTTCCAAACAATTAAAAAACAATTATTAACTAATTTAGGTAGTACATTTAAAAATCAAGGAGGGTCTACTACAGGTATACCTAATAATTCTGTACAAATAAAAAATAGTATAACTAATTCTATAATTGGTGGTAAAATAATGTCTAATACACCAAATTGTAATAAAGATGAAGCTTATTCTAATTATACAAAATATTCAGAAACTAATAAAAATGAAGGTGCGGATGTTATTGTTTCGGCAATTAAAGTATTACCTACAACTGATAAGGTTAGACTTTGTATTTTTATTAGTTGTTGGATTGAATCTGGATTATCTATAAATGAAACTACACATCGTTTACAGTTTTTTGGTAATAATATTGCGGGGGTAACATTAGATTACGATTATCCTGGTGAACTTAAAAATTACCTCACTTCAAATTTCATGTGTTTAACTAATAACTCTAGTCAATACACACAAACATATGCAGTTTTTGAAAGAGAAAACAGTTTATATGAATTTATGATTGCTGCGTATCCTGACAATATTAATAATACAGTAAATAATATAACTGACAAGGATATTTTTGCAACTGAATTTTCTAAATTTTGGATTGAATATTTTCCATATAATAAAGTAGTTAACACTCCAACAATTTTTAATGACTATTCACAAACAAATAAAGAAAATTATCAAAAACTGTTAAGTAAAATTAAAAAAGGATTTGATATTTACCAAAGTATTATTCCTATTAATGAGTAATTTCATTATTGATGAATATTTATAATAAAATAATATTATGAACACTAAACAAATTTTAGATAGATACTTGGGTAAGAGTACACGAATTACTGAAACTGATAAAGGAAATGGTTTTAAAGAAGTGTGTGATTTAGATACTGGTGATTGTTATACAATCAGAATGAAGGATGGATTAATTGAAAGAGTTAACAATACTCTTAATACTAATAAAAAAATAAACGTAGAAACAACACAAGGTTTCAAACAATTACTGAACGGTTAAGATGGCAATTTCAGAAACAATTATTGAAGAGTTAAGAAGATATAATAAAATTAATAATTATATTACCGAACAAGAAACGGGATTACCACCGGCACCTGAAGGTGACCCTAACGCGGCTTTACCACCGGCACCTGATGCTGAAGCTTTACCACCGGCACCTGACGCTGGTATGGGAGCGGCAACACCACCAACTGCAGAACCTATTGATGTGGCATCAGACCCTGATGTTGAAAAACTTGATGACGAAAATGAATCATCAGAAACTGAAGAATTAGAAATTACTGATTTAGTAAAATCACAACAAAATATTGAAACAAAACAAGAAGAATATTTTAATAATTTATTTAACCAATTAACTGATTTAGAAAGTAAGTTAAGTAATATGGAAAATATTTTTACTAAATTAAATGATATCGAAGCTAAGATTGAAAAATACAGAGAAAAAACTCCACAAGAAAAACTTGAACTAAGAAGTTTAGACTCAGGGCCATTCAATCAAAAATTGACTGACTTTTTTGTTGACAAACAAGAAGATATTGAAAAGTCAGGAAAAAATGAATATGTTTTAACAACTGATGAAGTTGAAGATTTTACTCCTTCAGAAATTAAAACAACTTTTAACAATTACGGAGAAGAAACACAATACAAACCTTTGAAATTCTAAATTTCAAATTTGACTATTACGGCTGACACACTTATACTTGAATATTAACTAATAAATTATACACACAAAATGGCGACAAATTCCCTAGATGCTGTACTCGCACAGTATGAAAAAGCGAAAAGTGGAGGTAACTCTGCAAACAAAATGTCTCAAGAAGACAGAATGAAAAAATATTTTGCAGCAATCTTGATGCAAAATGAGAACTCAGGACAGAAACGTCTTCGTATTCTACCTACACCTGATGGGTCATCACCCTTCAAAGAAGTATGGTACCACGAAGTACAAGTTGAGGGTAAATGGAATAAAATCTATGACCCAGGAAAGAACGATAACGAGCGTTCACCTTTGACTGAAATTCATGATGAATTAATGTCAACAGGTAAAGAGTCTGATAAAGAACTTGCAAAGGCGTATAAGCCACGTAAATTCTATATCGTTAAAGTGGTTGACCGTGATAACGAAGCGGACGGAGTTAAGTTCTGGCGTTTTAAACACAACTACAAGAACGAAGGTATTCTTGATAAAATCATTCCGATTTGGAAAGCTAAAGGTGATATCACTGACCCTGTTAATGGTCGTGACCTTATCATAGAATTGACAAAGGCAAAGACACCAAAAGGTGCTACTTACACAGTTATTCAGACTGTTATGCATGATGACCCAACACCTGTTCACACAGACGCTGAGACTGCTAAGGCTTGGACTGAAGACCCACTTACTTGGATGGATGTTTACTCTAAGAAACCTGTTGAGTATTTGGAAGCAATTGCTCGTGGAGAAACTCCAAGATGGTCATCTGATTTAGGTAAATACGTTTATGGTGATAGTTCATCTGACGAAGGTACTATCGGTGGTTCATATGTTGACCCACAGGCAGAAGCAGAACCAGATGGTGATTTACCATTCTAATTTATAAAAGGTTGGACACTAACATACACAAAGTGTCCAACCTTTGCTATTTTTAAACAACAAACAAATTAAATCATAGACATTTATGGCAATAAAGAAAAAAGAATTTTCATTAGATGCAATCAAAGACAAATATTCAACCAAGACAAAATATAAAGAAACAGACTTTTATGAGGTCGGTGAAGCTTTCCATAATAGTTGCGGTTTACCTGGTCCTGCTTTGGGTAACATCAACATGTTCTTGGGTCACTCGAACTCTTCAAAAACGACCGCGCTTGTCAAAGCCGCTGTGTCTGTACAGAAGAAGGGGCATTTGCCTGTTTTTATTATCACCGAGAAAAAATGGAGTTGGGACCACGCAGTAGAACTTGGTCTTGAGGCTAAAATGGTTGATGGTGAATGGGATGGTCAATTTATCTTTAATGATAATTTTGATTATATCGAACAAGTTACCGATTACATTAATGAACTATTAGACGAACAAGAAAAAGGTAATATTCCTTATTCACTTTGTTTCCTTTGGGATTCTGTTGGTTCAGTTCCTTGTAAGATGACCTTTGACGGTAAAGGTGGTAAACAACATAACGCATCTGTATTAGCGGATAAGATTGGTATGGGTATTCAGGCTCGTATTACCAAATCTCGTAAAGAAGATTGTCCATATACAAATACGATGGTGGTAGTTAATCAACCTTGGGTTGAATTACCTGATAATCCATTTGGACAACCAACAATTAAAGCAAAAGGTGGTGAAGCTCTTTGGTTAGCATCGGCTCTTGTATTCTTGTTTGGTAATCAGAAAAACGCTGGTATTAACCACATTACGGCAACTAAAAATGGTAGGACGGTATCTTACGCTATCAGAACAAAAATCTCTGTCCTAAAGAACCATATCAATGGATTAGGGTATAAAGATGGTAAGATTATCGCAACCGCTCAAGGATATATTGCTGACGATAAAGATGCTCTTGAAACATATAAAAAAGAATATTCACAATATTGGAACGCAATCCTTACAGGGACAGGTGAAATAACTCTTGACG